CTGTTAGAAGCCACTTCCATAGGAACTACTGTACCGCATGGGAGGGGTAATTCACTAATTTTTTGTATAATTCATTTTTCTCCTTTTTTGTTTTTTAGATTCCCTATGATTTTCTTCTACTTTATTTTCTTAATATATTCTTCCAAAAGTTCTGAATCATAAGACAACATAGGATAAAGCACTTCTTCTCCCTGACCTAAGTTTAAGTTGTTAAAAACTGTCATATCAATACCATAACTCAGCACAGAAATATCCCCTGTAAGCAGTAATAATGGATTGTCCCATGTTGATTTATTATATTGTGTAACTTTTTTGGGATGTTTCATCCAACTGACATATGGCGACGATCTATCCTTTAACATATCTTCAAATGTTGTGACACGGTATATCGGACCTTGATAAACAGCATTTATAAGATGCCATTCAAGTCCTACCGCTTTCGCAGTTAATAAGCATTTGCGAAGAGTATCATAAAAATATTCAAAAACATAATTTAATTCATTGTTAGATTGATCTCCTCTAGATTTTTCTTTTTTGAAGCCTAGCCAAAATCGAAAAATTTCTACAATATTTTCTTCCATCTTAGTAAAAAGAAGCAGCTGATCTGGAAGTAAAGTTTTTTTGATAATGGTTATATCTTGTAATATATTTTGATTCACTGACTGTAATTCTCTTATAACAATCCTTATATTTGAAATTACTTCTTTTATATCATATGGTTTTCCTGATATATTTATTTTTACCCATAGATCTATTGGATTTATTTGTGGTATCTTGGAATCATCTTCACCATCTTTATTTAAGATTGCATTATAAATGTTGTTTGTCAGCATTTCGTAATCAGAATCATCAATATGACCCTTCCTTTCAATGTCAACTAATGTTTCAATATCTAACTCATCTAAATCTACCATATTAGAAATAAAAGCAGGTGTTGCTACCTTGCTGCACAACAAACATGCAGCTATCTCCAATGAAGTTCGAATTTTAGTTTTTTCTTTTATCTCTTCATATTCTTTGATATTATTCTCTTTAATCAATCAGACCACACCTTTCTTAATTATCATACATACACAAACGATTGCGGAGCATGACTAACTCCAAAATCCTCTAATGTTTTAGGTTGTATGTACTTTTTTACATTCTCTACTTTGTATGCCACAGCTTTATTTCTACCCTTATAATATGTATCAAAAAAATCCTTAGTAATTCCTGAAAACTCATTTGTTCGATTCCAGATTTCTTCCGGATCATCAACTAGAACCTCTCTAATATCAGTTTCTCCAACAACCTGCATTATGGGAGCGGTTGCATAAATTAACATTTTCTCGATTGGCTTTTTGCAAGCCACTTTTCGGTATTCATATTTTTTTGTTCCGTCCAGAATGCTTTTTGCATACTCTGGACGGATTGCAAATATCGCTGCGTTGCTATTTTTCTGCATTTTCTTCTCCTTCCTCTGCCTCTTCTGATCTCGAATTCCATAATAATGCCATAGCAAAAGCTCCAAAAATTATTACGTGTGTTGTTGGGCTGTCAAATTCTGTTAACATACAATATAGCGCTAAAATAGCATATGCTATTAAACCAATATCACGTTTTTTGAAACAATATACATATCCAAACAAAATGGAAAATAAGATTGCAAAATACGAATTCACATCACTATCTGGATAATTTTTATTCAACCGAGCTGAAAAAAGTAAGAACTTGTCTACTAATCCAGTCATTTTTGTTGTACTTTTTTGATAAAAATCTTTATCTTCAAATAATTGATCATATTTCCCTGATTTAATTATGCTTTCTCCTTCGATAAATCCATCAGCAGACTTTAAGGAAACTGAAAAATCGGAGGTTAATTTTCGTCCTTTTTTGTCCTGATATTTTGGCATACCCTCAGATGTTTGACCAGCTCCAAAAGGAGCTTCAAAAGCATATGTTGCAAATATCTTATCTTTACTGTTTTCTATTACTACATTCTTAAATCCTTCCATTTCATTTTCTGTAAATCTATGCGGATACAGATATTCTTTTTTTTCTGAAAAAGCAGCAGTTAAAATTCCATTGTTTGATTTGTATTTTAGCTCACATTCTGGAGTGTATATATAAAAAACATCCACTCCTTTTGCGTATTTTTCATATTCTGCAGCTGTTAATTCAAATTGTGTAACATTATCTGCATAGTCATACTTTATTTTTCCTAATTCCTTCTTTTTCGTAATGTTTTTGACATTACATTCATATTTCTTATATCCATTTTTAGTTACTTTTAATTGATCTACTGAACATTCTTTTCCGTAAAAATTACGATCATTTTCTAACTTATCTCTGTTAAGATTAATTACTATCATCGTAATCAATGGGAGTAAGAACAAGATGATCAGTGTATATTTTATCCATATTTTTTTCATTTTTTCTCCTATCTTTTACTTTATTCTCAAATTACCAATCAAAAATCAAGAAAAGCACTCCGAGAGGAATTCCAAGGATAACTGTATAAACAAGATCTAAGAGAACTAAAAATACAAAGAGAATCATACCATAAAGAGTAAAATAACCAGATTTTTCTCCTTTTTTGTTGTAATATAAATCTGCTGCCTCATTCATCATCTTGTCTTTCCAATCATATTTTTCTACTTTATCTATAGAATACATGTCGGAATCTGGATATAATCTATCATATTTTCCCGGCGTAATCAGACTCTCTCCCTTTACTTTTCCATATGTATTTGTTTCATTGTTCTTTATTAAGAAATTGGTACAAACTTTCTGTTTCTTCCAGTCATGATAAATGACATGATTATGTGAATCTGTTCCATATTCATTCACAAAGATTTTATTTTTACACTTTTCCCAAATATCTATTTTCATCTTCTTCAATTCTTCTTTTGAAAAACTTACTGGATAAAAGTAAACCCGATTACCAGTCATGGTCGCATTGATCTTCCCTTTATCAGATTGATAGGAATATTGGCAAGTCTTTGCATACATAGTTACTTCATCACAATTAGCCACATATTTTTTGTAATCTTTTATACTTGCATAAATCTTGTTTCCTTTATGCTTCATATAATAAAATACGTTTCCATTTGCTTTTTCCTTCTTAAATTTCTTTGAAGAATAAATAAATTGTTTTGAACCGTTCTTATCTAATTTAATACCATCCAATTTGATATTCTTTGCATAAAAATTTCGATCAGTTTCCCAATCATTTCTTTTATAATTGATATACACTCCCAAGAAATATCTGCTCAAATACAAAACATTGAAAGCTATAATCAGGATTGCAGCTATAATGTATGCTATGACTTTTTTCATTCGTTTTTTTCGTTTCTTTTCTTTTTTATCTTTACTCATCAGATCACTTCCTACCATTATATCTCTCAAGCTTAACATCGATTGCATAATTGAAATCAGATTCAGAAAGGTCCAAATATAATTGCAGTGTATTCAAACAAATTTGAACATCTGCCATTTCCTCAATGCATCCTGCATTATTTCTCATTGACTCTTTTCCTCGCATGATCTTTGTTAAATGTTTCGTTAATTCGCTCATTTCCTCGATACACACGGCAAATAGTTCATTTTGACTATGGTTCTTGGCATAATCTGTATGTATCTTTTTCCGTTTTTCATCCGACATGATTTTCGCATGATCTTGAATCTTTTTATCTAATCGTCTTTCAAATTCTTTTTCTTTCATACGGAATGCACCTCCGCCTGTTCATCTGGCCATATGATTCTCCAAAATTTATCATATCGTTTCTCCAAATTAACTATTTCTTCAAAAATCCATTGATTGATATGTTCTTCTCGTCCATCTTCTGTTGGCTTAAAGGTCTTAATTTCAATTCCAAAGTCTTCCTGTTCTAGTCCATCTGCCCGATCATCCGGAGATAATGCCAATACTTTACTAATCGGCCTGATGTTAAATGACTCTCCTAATCCTGCTAATAAATGAGAAGATCTTGCATTATTATAATAAGCTTCTAACTGTCCTCTACTTGATCGTGTGGAATCCTCACTCCAAAATGAATGAAATTTTCTGTATTTACATTCCAGAATAATACTGCCAAGATAAACATTTCGCTCATTTTCATATACATTAAGTACAATATCCGGGCGGTTATGATTCCTGCGATCCCCATGCTGCTTTGCAATGTATAATGGGTGATTGATATCCGTAGCTTCTTTCTCTAATGGCAAACATTGATCATAAACCACATCAACCCTGATTACCGGGTTTGAAAAGCGGACCATAGTACCTTCTTTTAAAAACGGAAAAAATACTTCACCTTTTAGATCAAAATTCCAATCAGAATATTCCAGATCTAATTTTTCAAAGCAAAAATGACATACTTTGAAAAAACACCACATTTCATACAGATAGCTGCTTCTCTTCCATGTATAATCAAATTCTGGATTCAAATGAATCTGTACTTCATTCTGCTTTAATTCCATATGCATCTGATAAATGGTATTGTAGCGTGTATCAAGAATAAATGAATGTGGAATATAAGGTCCGGATAGTTTTCCAACTTTTCCAAACCATTCCTGAGCTTTTAAGATTGCAGTTACCTTTTTTAATTTTTCTGCTGTTTCTCGAAATTCTAAAAGCATTTCTTTGTTACTTTCTTCTTCCATATTAAAAGATTCCGCATTATCAAGAATAGCAATAAATTCTACCAGTTTATCATCGTATTCCTGGAGCATATTTTTTAATAAGCGATTTTCCTGAATGTCATAACATGTCCTTTTGACTGGAATCTTCCATCTGGCATCGCATCCAGATCTTGTTGCGTATCTTCTCATGGTTGCTGCATCAAAATTACGTTCATTGTTCTTCTGTAAAGATACATTTTCATATTCCGTAACAATCTCGCATTTTGGATTTTCAGCAATATTCATTAAAGCCATGATCACACGTTTTGAATACTTTTTCAGAATCATGAAATCATATAGAATTCGTGGAGGAATTTTTATGTTTTTATTACCAATTCCAATATTTTTCTGAATAATGTCCTGAGCTAGTCCACGAACTTCTTTTTCCAGATCATCTTTCATCATTTTCCATTCTTTTTTAGACATTGCTTTGGGCAGGATGTTTAGCACCCCATAATACCATTTTTCATTGCAGTAAATTGACATTTTAAAAGAGTCAACCCTTAATGTATCTGTTGTGCTGTCGCTGGAACATAATAAAAAACTTTCTGGTGATACGGTACGATATAACCGTCCCTCTTCATCTTCAAACAGGTTCTTATCATCATATGGCATGACATCCAATGCTTCCAGATATAACCTTGCGTTTTTATCTGCTGAATCAAATAATACTTCTAATGTCTCATTTTCTTCTGCTGCCAAAGTATAAAATCCATTTTCCCATATATCACGTTCATTCATACTGAACTTAGAACCAACACTTTCCTTATAACCAGGAAAGCGTTGGATAAGTTTTAAGGTAAATGGAGTCCTAGATACAATATCCATATGCCCCTAACTCCTTTTGTTTTTCGCTGATTACTTTTCTACATTTCTTAAAATCTGATAGCTCGCTATATTTATCAAAGATTTGATTAAATCCTGTATTACTTTTTCCATTCAGCAGTCGCCCAATCTGAATTTCTGGTCCGCGAACCTTTGTTAATATTCTCTGTGCAATCTGATAATCTAATGCTACACCTTTATTAAATCCATTAATCTCTGTCTTAGGAAGATTATTGATGTACATTTTAATAGCTTTTACAATTCGTGGTCCGACTCCATATTTAGCACTGGCTGACTGTAAAAGCTGGTGAATTTCCCACAATAATTCTTGCACCTTATCTGCTTTAATATCAACATCTTTATTGATTAACGCATCATATTCATCTTTAGACCATGTTGGTGTGATCAGACTTGCATATTGCTTCTTTGTCCATTCTTTCGAATAATCCAGAACATCTAATTCAATTACATTAGCACGATCCAGTACCTTATCAGAAAAATGATATGTAGATTCATCGATGTTAACTGTTCCAATAAATCGGATATTATCCCCGATGATAATCTTGCTTGGATATGTTGCTGAATTATATAACTGTCCGGCATACTGACTATCATATAATTGTAATTCTCTCTGATTTTCTGGACGTTCTAATAATGATAAGAACTGGCTGAAATAATGTTCAACTCTTGCAAGATTCATTTCATCAAAGCAGACAATAAATAATTTTCCTTTATTTTCTTCCTTTTGTGCATTGACCAGAAAATCAACGAATCCGGTATCTGATGGACGATAAACATTATGAACCAGATCAACATATCCAAGCAGATCGGCATCATCATTCCAAGATGGTCGCACTGGAACAAACAGTAATCGATCATCTTCCAGGTTATTTCTGATTCCTAATGCCCTTGCATAAATTTCAACTAAAGCAGATTTCCCAGTACCACTAAGTCCGGATAGAATTACAAGATTGCTGCACTTGATTGCTGTATGTACATTGACAAAATCTTTCATGTTATAGAACAAGTTTCTCTTCTGACTGTGATAATCCATCATCTGAATTAGTAACTCATCACTGTATTCTTTTGTATTAACCTCTTTTAATTCTTCCTGAGCATCATTAACTGTCTCTGTAAAACTCTCTGCCTTTTCCTGATTCTGTTTTGTTACTGGTTCTTTTTTCTTTGCCTCTAATTTTTTTGTTCTTTCAACTTCTGCTTTCAAAATTTGATCTTCAATCTGTTTATAAATCGTTTCCGGAACAAAAGCTAATGTTGGATTAGCATCCACATCATAGACAATCTTTTCTGCCTGATCACTGATATCAATTTTCAATAGTTCCTGTCCTTCTTTTTCTAAGATCAATCCTCGCTGCGAATTATATCGGCAATTTGCAATCTTCCCGATCACATACAATTTCTGATTCTGATTTTTCCAGATTACAAATGATGGCTGACTCTCTGTTGCATCGTATCCATAGGTACTTCCTAATGGCTGTTTTGCTTTGATACAATCACAAAATTCATCTAATGTATTATAGTTTCTGTATAAGCTCCACTGACTTTCCAGTTCCCATTCTCTTACGATCTCATCTGTAGCAGCAGAAAACACCGGAACTCCTTTAAAATATTCATCTTCATTAAATTTTACTGGCTTATTAACAAGATGAACTTTTGTCATTCTTTCAAATTCGCCATCATTTGCTTTGAAATTATAGATAAACAATTTGTCATAGATATGATCCCAGAACTTTTCTACCCTTTCTTCATCTGAACGATATTCATCATCAAATTTCTGATCATTCTCAAATGAATTCATATATCCAGTAAATAATTTATCTGATTTATAGTCGCTCATCATTGACTTAACAACATACTGTATTGCTGACTTTGTATTGATAAACACACCTTTTCTTTTTGTATCTTTTTCAAGTGCCAGTGTCCCTATAATCTGCATATCTTCCTGATTCATAGCCTGTCCCCTCCTTGTAATTTCTTTTGTAATGCTTTCCAGTCCCTAGCCTGTAATATTTTCTGGTTAGCATACTTTTCTGCAACCTTGATTAAATCTGCATGTGTAAGCCCGCTTCTGATGTACCAGATTTGATCAAACACTGTTTCTGTATAAATCTTTTTATTTAACTCTTCAAGATCCGTTAGAAAATAGATATTATATCCTTTGATCAAAACATCTGCCGGATTCTTTGTAACACATAATACTTTCGGATCTGAAACTCCTGATGTTTTTGATAAAACAATGTTCTTCTTAGGCTTATATTTTCCTCTTATTTTCTCTTTTAATTTGCTGTTTTCAACACTTAATGCAATGATTCTGTCATTATATTCTTTTACTGCAGTATCTTTCCCTTGTTTTGTCTTTTCGTTTTCTCTGATCAATCTTCCATTTTCTTTCTTAACTCTGTTATTTTCTTGTTCCAGGTTACTGCATTTAATTTTTAAATTCTGAATGTTTTCTTTATATTTCTTTCCACGATTTTTCCAATTATCTATTTCCGCTTTTAACTTCTCATTTTCTTTTTTTAATAAATCATCCTGAATAGAAGCATTCTTATTTTTAGAAGTTTCTTTTATTTCTTCTGAATCGTTTTTTGTATCGTCTTTTGGTTGATTTTCTAATTGGTTGAAATATTCCTCAATTTCTTCATGGGAATCTGGATCTGTTATCCATTTCACTACGTTATATAATAAATATGTTTCATCATTCCGATCCTCTGCCATTTTTATCATTGCTTCAATCAATAGCTCATAATTATGTTTGCCACCTTTTCGGATTTTTCTATTTAAAACGACATCGTTATTAATAAATTCAACTTTGGGCCTCCATTTCTTATCGCTCCGCTGATTAGCGATTCCAGGAACCCAAAAGCCACGAAACCACACTTTATTAATAAGGATTTTATAATCTTCTGCATTCATGTGGTTCAGGATCTTTTTTACAAGTTCGCATTCATTCACGTCACATCACGTCCTTTTCCTTGTTTTCTTTTGTCAGCTTATTTCAAGAACATCTATTCTTCTCTAACATCTGATCAACTTCTTTTGTCACATCTGCACAACTGAATTTTTTAGGCCATGTTTTTAAGATAATGCAAGAAATATCTATCTGTGCAATACAACTTCCATCGTTCAGTTCTAAATATTTATAAACAAAATAATCTCCGAGACCTTTATCAATAGATTCCTGCTCAATTTTTAATATACATGGCATATCAGTGCTATATCCGACTCCAAATCCAGTAACATACACTCTTTCACCATATTTTTCATAGAACTTCTTTAATGGTTTCATTGTTTTGATCCATTTTCCGCTTCTTTTCTTTTCTACTTCATTGGCCTTAATTTTTGATTCATCTCTTATAATCGTTTTATGTTCTTGATTTTGAATATGAAAGACAGTTTTTAATACTTCCGCTGCTTCTTTGCAAAGACTTGTCTTTGCAATTTTTCTTCCGTCCTGAATTGCCTGATCTAACTGACATAATTCATCGATCATCTTTTCTATTTCTTTTTTTGTTTTCACAATAAGCACCTCCGTTCCTTATATTTTTAATTAGGATCAATTAATTTTCTGCTACCAGCAGATTTCGCCTTTGCGAATTATTTCGATGCTTTCTTATTTTTACACAAACTGCTTATTTGACCATTGACGATGGTTCTGTTTTACAGTCTTCTAAAACGGCAGTAGAGAGCTGGGGTTTGCCGCCTTTCATTGACAATGATTCCGTTTCTTTAATCGTATAGACCATTTTCAGTAATTATACTTACAATCATCTAAATAATATTCTTAGAAAAACCTAAATTTATCCTTTTGATCACTCTGTGCTACATAAATACGTTTGATTTTCTGTCCAATATATAATTTGTCTAAAATATCCGTAATCTTCTTATCTTGTTCTATTTTCTCTTCATCAGGTACTTCATGTGTATAATCTCTATCATACTCTGGCTCTGGATTTGTGATATGAAACATTAACATTCTTTTATCATTATCAATATAATTGTCTGAAAAATCCATTGGAAGATCACCAACACGAACACCAATACAAGATGATGGGCGAATATTATCTGGAAGATATACACTCATCCCCGTAAATGTTTTATCATATAGTTGGTCCTCTCCTATTTCTCCAGTCAAAGTTGCTTGATTTTCGAATTCCACAACAATTTTTATCTCTTTATACTCATCTGTTCTTATAATATTAAGATCATTAATAGCTTCCTGAAATTTTGATCCAGTATTTAGTTCGAAAGCAATGGACCGTAAACAGTCGTAGTTAAGATTCATCCGTACACTGAACGCAATCACATTTTCAATCTCATCATAATATTGCTTGTCTAATTTATCTTCCATATAAGCACGAATTTCATCTGCTGTTGGATATAAAAATCTGAAATGATAATGAAATCTTCCAGGACGATTTATCAAATATTGACTTAAACTTTGAATCTCATTACATGTAATCACAAACAGTTTCTTTCCTGCACTTACTCCGTCAAATAAAGATAGCATCTCTGCTTGACAATTATATTTCTTATCGTTAAAAGTCTTATCGTATTCATCAAACAGTATCATGACTGTTTGCTCAATTTCTTCAAGAAAGTTTGCGATTCCCTCATTATATTCATTAACCAATATAACAGGTATCCCTTTTTTTCTTGCTTTCAATCCTAAACACTTAGAAAAAAGTGACTTTCCAATTCCTTTATCTCCACTTAAAATCACTCCAAGATTTCGATTCATCTTATCCATGGCATTCAACACTTTCTTGACTTTATCTAAATGTTGACCATAAATTTTTGTTTCTGGAATCTCAAAATCGTGTGCTTCTAGCAAAGAAAAAGTTCTTGTATCTGGATCATAATCCACCCGATAAGTTTTTGGTGGTAGTTGATCGTACGTGGTAATCGCATTATTAAAAATTCTATATCTTTTACCTGATTCTACAATATGCATCAAACATTCCTCTTTTCTTATGATATTTTATATTGTTTACTTTTTGCGATCTTGCAAATCTCGTAACGACGAGCGGTTTCAATATATTTTTACTTCTACTTTTCCTATTTTGATAAAATTATTGAAGTTATTGTAATATTTTGATACATTTTTTGTCATAAACATTAACGTTTATAAGAGATATCCGAATTAACTTATCTTGCAAATTCTTTGGCAAATTTCTTCGCTCTTGTTTCAGTCAACTCATGATAATGATGTTCTAATCTCCATCTTGATACATCTACCTGCCAGTTTTCATATAAGTCCATATGCAGTCTTAATAATGCTGCTTCTGTCTTTTCTCTTTCTTCTAAAAATTCGAGTGCCTTATTCAAATACGGAATAATATCTGCAAACTGAATCTTCGTACCACCAATATATACATTTCCAACCTTTTTGGTTCGAATCACATATCGGATTAAAATACTGTTTAAATATGTCATATCAAGGTATTCTCCTTCCCTGATTTCCATATTTGCAGTAGAATTTACCGTATATTTTTTACGTTCAGAAATAAAATACTGGTATTCTGTAACACTATTTGCAACATGATCCAAAGATTGATGATATCCTTTCATAGACCTACTTGTGGGATCATAATATGTTTCATCTTTTGTCTCAAATCTATAGTTTTTTGGTAGAAATTTTTCTAATGCTTCTGTATCTGATACTGCATTTTCTCTCTCCATTACCTGTTTTATTGTTGGATCATGCTCATCATAAAGTGTGAATCCAGTAAGCCGATTATTTAATATTCGAATTTCTTTTTTTTCTAATTCCATTTCATCCCATAAACAGGTAGACTTTTTGATAACATGTTCTATGTTTGTAATATTCGGTCTAATTGGCGTTTCAATGGTTTCAAACTCGATATCAAGAGGATATTTTCTCATAAATACATCATAATATTCGGTTTTATCCACTTTATTTATCTTATAAAATTTGAAATCTTTCAATGATACATCACGAGTACGATTAGCTTCTCCACGTCCACGATTATTGTTCCAGACACCACCTCCCCATCCATATCCATAGCCGTTATCATCTCTTGTAATCCTCATTAAAGTTAAAATGGTATCTCCCTTTTTCATAACTTCATGATTTGTTCTTTTTAGGATATCTTCTAGTGTTCCGAACCGATCATCTTCTAACCATCCATCTGCCATACTATAGATTACATAAGGATTTGACTTCATAATAGAACCTATCTTTGGAAGCTTTAAGATTTTCCCTTGATCAACTATTCCCTGTAATATCGCAAAAATAAAGTATCTTCCGGCGATCTCTTCTTTTTGAGAATTGCGAATGTTTTCTTCATCTTCATTTGCAATTTCTTTCGTTTCTGGCTTCAAAAACATATTTTCATCTTTCACCTGGACTTTATCATCATCTGTCCATCCAATATAAAGATTCTCACCATCCCTGATTAAAATTGCTATTGTGTTTCCGTGAAGTAATTCATATTCTGATAACATGTTATTTCGGATTTCGGACTGGCAGCGAATTGTTCCATCCTTGCTGATTTTTACTAAGGAGATGGATTTCGGACCAGGTGCAAACATATTCATAAAATCATCTCGAATTTTTAATAATTCCTCAAATGTATGTTTACTATATTTTGATCCGTCAAAATCATAAATTGCTGCATATCTTCCCAATTCTTCATTTAAAAATCGGATTTTTTGATATAGGACAACTGGATCTTCAATATTTGCATGTTTTCCTTTTCTTAGCGGAACAAAAGTTACAGTTTCTCCCCAATAGCAACGAATGGCATATAACTCTGTATCATATATAAATAACTGTCCTTCCAGTTCTGCTTTTTTTGATTCTAATTCTTCTTTCTTCTTATTTATTAATGAGATGGTATCTGCATATTTTGCTTCAATTTCCTGTTTCATTCGTTCAATCTCTGCTGCTTTTTCTTTCTGCAGATTTTTAAGTTCATCTTGTTTATTCTGAATCTCTTGTTTTTTTGTATCAATATTTGATGTAAGATCGTTTCTACATAAATTTTCATTTTGAAAGATTACTGGCAATGTTGTTTGAGCTGTTCCTCCCTTGCCTGCTTTTAAAGATATTAAGGACTGATCATCTAAGTTTTTAAATAATGTTGAAGTAATATAGTCTTTTGGAGTGACAAAACAGAATGAGCCATAATGAAGGACTGCTAAAATATCGTCTTGATATAAAAGATTCCATGGCAATTTCATCTGGTCTAAATAATTCTGAATTTTAACAATTTCTCCATTTACGTCTACTAACGGTTCATGTGTGTATCGACCCGCACATCCCATAGAATATCCTTTATTCAAATATTCTTTGATTTCGTTGTTTATTTCTTTTGACTGATTATTTTTTCCCCAATAATCTTTGTCATATAACTGATCAATCCAACAATTTCCTTTTGTTTCTTGTAATCTAAAATTTATGAAATCTACAATATCAAAAATTGCGGTGCCAATTTTTTTTAATCTTCTGCTCATCTTATTGTCCTCCTATTCCTTTGTTTTTTCTGTTTCATAACAGATTCATCTATATGAATATATTCGGCAAAATCTTATTTTTACTTAATCTGTAACCTATAAAATGTATTCCACTTTCTATTTTTCCTTATTTTTACTTTATATCTCTTTTTCGTGATATTTTATCTCCTTTTCTAAACATTATGTCTTATTTAGAAGATATTTTGTTTTGGACTACAATTTATCCAAAAACAAAAATTTCAGAAATATCAAATTGATGTAAAACCATATCTTTATCAATTTTCTGCCACATAGCAGATTTCGCTATAGCGATTCTTTTCGATGTTTTCTTATTTTTACACACTGCCAAAATATTCTGGTCCTTTGGAATCCACATATTTAACACAGCTCTAAAACTGTACAGTAGTACTTGTATTGGAATCCGGTCCTTTGGAATCCACATATTTAACACTGCTCTAAAACCTCTTATCTATACGTAGTACGGCAGTTTATCCTTTGGAATCCATAATAAACACAAACCATTTATCTGTATTCCGAAAAATGTATTTGCAAGTATTCCAAAATCCGATAAACTTGAAATAAACGTTCTGGATCATTCTTATATCTTTCCTTGATACTCTCATATCTTTTTTGATATCCGATATAGTCTCCATCACGATTCAAGCATAGATCTGCAAGCCATAAAAGTGCTTGCTTTCTACTTGGGTTCTCTATAAATCTTCCATGACAACTAATTAATTCGCAAATTTCTGCATTAAGTCCATTTCTCTTCAAGATTTCTGCACCTAATCTTCCGTGATCCGTACCTTTGGGATTGTCGATATATCCTATATCATGTAATAAGCCAGTCAAATAAAGATCTTCTGTCTCTTCCTTACTCCAGTCATGAGATTTCGCATAGGCAAATAAGAAGTTTGCAACTCCCATACTATGCCTAATTCTGGATTCTTTTAAACACCCTTCTGCTGCTCCGTACTTTGCTACAAGGATATTTTTCATATGATTACAAAATGCTGCGTTTTCCCCAGTACATTCATATTTCCTATTACATTCTTTACATGAATCCTTTATAAAATCACATGCTTCTGATTTATCTGAAATGGTTATTTCCCTCATATCTGGTGTTGTAAATTGCATATCTTCTTATCTCCTTTCATATATTTTAAAATTACTTAATAATTAGATTGAACATCCAATTGATTATTATTCCCAATATTCCAATCGTAAAATAGGGTAAAAATATTGAATTTCTTTTATTTGGGTTGAGATAAGTACAAAAAGATAAGAACCTATTTCTCTTTTTGGCTTCTTCTGGATACCAACTGCTGTCTGAAAACATCCAATCATACTGCCCTGGTCTTTTGTTACTTTCACCTATAATCTCTCCCTCTAGTGTTGATGTTCTTATTGGTAATGAATGTATGACTTCTTGTCCTTTGTAATCTTTATATTTGCTTTCTGTACCTACATTAGCAAATATTTTATTGCTGCATTCTTCATAAATAAGCTTTTTTATTTCTTCAACATCTTTATCGTTATATGTTTTTTCTATTACCGGTTTTGTAAGAGTAATTTTTGCTTTTATTTTTCCATGATCAGTCTCATACGAAAACTCAAAAATTATATAATACGCAACCGTAGTCTTTACAAATTTGTCTGGGAAACATTTTTGATATTCTTTTTCAGATAATAACAAACGTTCATCTTCAAAATCGTAGCTACGATTATATACATATTTAATTTCTCCCATTTCTGTATACTTTTTAATATTATTTCTTGCAATTTCAAACTTTTTATAACTTACATTCGTAAGTTCTATCTTTTGAATATCTATAGTTTTTCCATAAAAATTTCTGTCTGTTTCTAGCTTCTTTCGTAAACCGCTTATTACAATAGTGACTATATAGGGGATTGTATAAATAATTCCAATTATAATATAATACTTAACCATCGAATTTCTCCTTTCATAATCTGCTGCCACACGGCAGCTCTCGCTTTTGCGAGCAGTATCGATAAAATTCTTATTTTTACGCAGTCTGTTTATTATTTGACCATTGACAATGATTCTGTTTTACAAACTTCTAAAACTTATTCACTGATATTCCATTCTTTTCCTATGCTAATGCCCAATACACCATATTGAATATAAGAACAGTATTACACAAATCATTTGCATGATATTACCAACTTTAATACATAATTTATGAATCTTGGATATTTCCTTTTTTGTATTTTTATAATATTCATAGTCATTTTTTTCATAAATCACATTTATAAAATTGCCAAGCATAAATAATGAAAGAACTATATGAAGTAAAGTATAATATCCGTTACTCATTATTTTTGATAATTTATACCATGCAATGAAATATATTCCATATATTCCCAATGCTATATAAGCGTGAAAAATTGTATCCGTTTTATTAGGATTTAGATAAGCAAAAAAAGCTAAAAACTTATTTCTCTTTTTCTTTTTTGTTTCTAATGGATACCAGCTACTGTCTGAAAACATCCAATCATATCGTCCTGGTTTTATCTTACTTTTTCCTGTAATCGTTCCTTCTCTTTTTTTTGTATTTATATATACACGATGTGTTATAGTTCTTCCGTTGTAATATGATTCAGATCGATATAAATCAGCAAATAATTTATTTTTGCATAATTCATAAATAAGTCCCTTTACTTCTTTAACATCATCTTCTTCATATTTTTTCTCCATTGTTGGTTTGATCAGTTTAGTTTCTGCTTCGAGCATTCCTTTTGGAGAATCATATGCAAATTTATATATTATAAAATATGCAATTGCTGTATCAACAAACATATCTGGAAAATACTTATTATATTCTTCCTCTGACAATATCAATTGTTCATATCCAAAATTTTGCGTATAAATGTATTTAATTTGACCCATTTCTGTACATTTTTCAAATTTTTTTCTTTCAATCTTTAGTTTTTCATAACTTACATTTATAAGTTTTATTTCTTTTGGATTAATATCTTTTCCGTAGAAGTTTCTGTCTGTTTCTAATTTATCTTTTAAACAACTTATTCCAATCATGACCATATATGGAATCATATAAATAATTCCGATTACGATATAATACTTAATCACAAACTTTCTCCTTTCACATTTTAATCTGCTGCCACACGGCAGCTCTCGCTTTTGCGAGCAGTATCGATAAAATTCTTATTTTTACACAGTCTGTTTATTATTTGACCATCGACAATGATTCTGTTTTACAGACTTCTAAAACCCAATCAAACGATCATCGTCATCTAACAATCATTTACAACAATATTTTTTACAGACTTTTAAAACAATAGATGTATTTATTGTACCGTTATATTAACAATGATTCTTTCAACTCTTCTTGCAATTTAACTCATAATCATTGATGCGAATCTCATAAATGCTTTTGCAATAAAATATATTGTAAATAGCATAGAAACACTTGAAATTAATACATCCCCACTAAATATTTTTCCAATAATATATTTCATCGTCACTGATAAATAAATTACAATAATCAAACAAAGACAAGCTGCTATCATATAAAGTAAAATAAATTTCATGTCCATCGTTAACATAGAATTTTGATTAACGATCATTTCTGTAATCAATCGAATAGTGAAAATAAGACCTATTGTAAAATACAATGTAAAAATATTGTCTGCTCTACGCATATCGAGTCTGGAACAAAATGATAAAAACCTATTCTTTTTTCTTTGCGTTTGTGGATACCAACTTTCATCATAGAAAAGGTAATCCCATTTTCCAGATTCTTTATTACTCTCTCCTGTGATCGTTCCATGCATTGTTTTTGTATCAATATCAATGTTATGTACAACTGTTTGACCTTTACAATCTTTGTATTCAAAATGACTTCCAGGCACTTTAGCAAACACCTGTTTCTCGCATCTCTTAGCAATTAGTTTCTTGTATTGTTCTATATCTTTCGGATTATAATATCTTTCTATTGTAGGTTTATAAGATTCGATGGTTGCTTTCATTGATCCATTAGTTGACTGATAAGAAAAAATAAACTCTGGATAATATGCTGTAATTGATTCAACCGTTGATTCTAAAAAATATCTATCGTATTCCTGTTTTGATATAGCATATACAACATCTTGACTCTTTCCTTTTTTGTAGAAATATTGAAGCTCTCCATCTTTGTTATATTCACTAAAATCAGAAGCTTTCATATCAATTGGTTTATATCTGACTTTTACTAATTCAATATCTTTAGGAGAAATCTCCTTTCCATAAAAATTTCGATCCGATTCTAATTTCTTTCGTAAACCGGAAATTACAAATGAAATTAAAATAGGAATACACCATAATATGCTGACAATAATTAAAATTAAATCTTTCATAATACCCCTCTAATCTCTTGAATACATAACTACTTGTGCTAAAAGTTCTTTTACAATCTGGTCAATCAATTCTTGGACAATATCTTTTTCCGATAAATCTAATTTTGGATTCATACCTGCTGCCTGTTTTGCATTCACTTTAAAAAGATTATCACTAATTGTGGAATCATTCATGGAATGAAGTTGATACGATCTTTCAAAAGCTTCTAATGCCTCCGGTGTTACTTTAAGCATCTCCGCTAGTTGTTCTTTTGATAAAATTGCTTTTTTTATATCTTTGTTAAAAATATTCGATAAATCTAACATAGAACGCCCTCCTTTTCGCTGCCTTTCTTTTACCAGCAGATCGTATCGTTTATCAAAATTCCCTTATAGGTAATCTTCCATCCTAATTTTTTAAATATCTCCAAGGCTGCATCTACTTTTTCCTTTAACTGTTTTGCTTCTTCTTGTTGTATATAAAACAATTCTGTATCTTTTTCTATTTTTCTTTTCCTTACTTCTCCTGTCTCTATTGCTATCATTGTCTTTCTAAGTAAACCATCATGAATGGAATGATAAACTTTGAAATACCTTTTTATATGTGTAATTGGATTTTTTGTGTGATAAGGTTTTTCATATAATAAATGAGCCAAATCAATAAAAGCCTTTAGATTCTTTTTATCAATAACCTTTTGGGTTAGCTCTTTTACTTTATAAAGTCGTTTTAAATAATCTTTTTCTGCATCAGCCATGAAAGGTTTTATGATTCCATGATACCGAACAGTAATTCCCTGCCAATCCACAGGACTATGAAATTCAATACTGTATTTTCCTTTGGAATATATGACACATCCATGTGTAATTTCCTTTGTTGTATTCTGAAACAATTCATTATCCTGATACATTTCATCAACAATGCATGAAAAAATATCAAGAATCTCTTTTATATTATGATCGTAAGATTTTCCATAAATGGAAAGCAACATTTCTCGATCACCCATCAATGAGATCAGGCTTTCGAAACCCTTCGACAAATTGATTCTTTCCAATGTTCTGTCATATTGATCAATAATTTTTTGTTTTCTTTTTTCTACATACTGATATAATTGATCTTTTGCTCTCATTGACGTTCCCACTTTCTCTATTAATCAAAAAATAAGCCATATCCTAATTGTGCATTTAGCTCGCCATTCCAATATCCATTGATTGGTTCAATTTCCGATTCTGTTAACTTATATGTGAAATCCTCTGGCATAGATAACGCGATAAAATTCATAATAAGTTTTGCACAATCTTGAGTTTCATTTATATAATAATCACAACCAACTCGACGCCACTCAATATCTTTTAAACATCCTGCATTATCTAAAATTTCAAATACTGTTCTGCACATAGATGATTCTTCATATGTTGTCCAAATCTGTCTACCATCTTTATAATCAAGACCTAAATCTGTATAGTTTCTGCCGTCATTAAAAGTAATCCCTAATTTTTTGCAGCTGTCTTTATATGCTTGTCTGATTTTGTGTACATCGTAATTACAATCAAATAAAAAGTCTTCTGACTGTTTATGCCCATCCTTTGACCAATCGCCTAATACTAACTTATAAACCATCTTAATCTCCTTTTCTTTGTTATCTAATCTATTATTTTGATATTCGTCTGGAAAAGCTAATCAATAGAAAATATAAAAAACATAAAACGAGAATGATAATAAATTGATTGTTATTTGATCAGCTGATCCAGATTTTTACTGTCCCTGACAGTTCCTACTTTAGTAGGCACATTCGATAAACTCTTATTTCAACACACCATATAATCTTTTTGACCATTCGGAATCACCCAATTTTACATGGTTACAAAACGAATGCTGTGTGTACATATAATGGGAATAACATTTGAAATTGTCCAATTTTAACGTTATATAATTCTATCTTACATTCATAATTTATTGAAACCTCACACAAATAAACTAACAAGTGTACGGTGTAAAATTCATTAACTTAATTTCTGCACCAGCAGATTTTGCCTGAGCAAATCAATTCGATAATTTCTTATTTTTACACACTATGTATCATTTGACCTATTGGAATTATCTGATTCAACATAGTTCTAAAGCTCTCATCGTCATCATGTTACATTAAAAATACTATTGGAATTATCTAATTTTACATAACAAATCATTTGATTAAACATAGTTTCAAAACGGCATGGCTAACAGTATTAACAATGCATTATTTTTAATATTTTTCCTTTTTATCCTAATTTTTACTTGAAATTATTTTAAAAAGACCCACCCACCATAAAAAATTCGATGGGTGGGATAAAAATTGATTATTCTTTTAAAATTTCTTTCATGAATTCCTTTTTAACTCTAACGACCATTTCTGCAAATAATGGATAAGCATCCAGTCGATACTGTGTAACCGGATCCATGTTACCATATGCTTTCAGATACTCATTTCTCTTTAATGCTTCCAAATCTTGCAGATGTTTTCTCCATTCTTTATCAATAGATTTTAACAAAACTTTTTTCTGTTCCTGCAGAATGGTTACTGTATCTTTTCCTTCGTCTTTTTTTCTTTTCATTGCTTCATGAAATTCTTTTTTCATGTTCATTTCTTTTGCGATACGCTCTACAGTTTCTCGATCCATATCATCATTTAGAATCTTTTCTCTTTCATTGTAAATGACTCGCATTTGCACCTGATTTACTTTGTCATAATCAAACAGGTCTTTTCGGTTAGAATAGTATTGTAATCCGATTCTTTTGTGTACTCTTCTAATAATGTTGCCAGAAAAAGGATCTTTTTTTTCAATTTCTTTTACTTTTTTCATTTCTTCATAATAAGATTTTGATAAATATGGATTAATTAAGCGATCTTCTAAAGAAACAAAAAACTGTGTGCTTCCAGGATCCCCTTGTCTTCCGCAACGTCCTCTTAACTGATTGTCAATACGCTTGGCTTCATTATGCTCTGCTCCAATGACAAGTAATCCTCCTGCTGCCCTTGTTTTTTCATCAATCTTAATGTCTGTACCTCTTCCAGCCATATTGGTTGCAATAACTACGTTTCCACTACTTCCTGCATCCGCAATAATTTCTGCTTCTCTTCGGTGCAGCTTTGCATTTAACAAATCATGTCCAATGTCATTTTCATCAAAAATATCACTTAATTCTTCTGATGTTAAGACACTGGCAGTACCAACTAATACAGCTCTACCCTTATCAATAGCTTTTCTTGTTTCCTCCAAAATTGCCTGATATTTTTCTTCTTTTCGAGCAAAGATTCTATCTGGCAGGTCTTGACGAATTACAGGACGGTTTGTAGGAATTACAGAAATCTTCTTTTTGTAAATTTTTCTGAACTCTCTTCTTTCAGTTTTGACCGTTCCTGTCATGCCGCAAAAATCTTTATATTGACGGAATAGACATTGATATGTAATAGATGCCGCAGTTTCTGATGCTGCATCTATTTCTACTCCTTCTTTCGCTTGTACTGCCTGATGCAATCCATCGGACCATGTGCGTCCTTCTGTGAGTCTCCCTGTAGCATTGTCTACGATAATTATTTCATTTCTTCTGACGATGTAATCAATACCTTTTTTCTTTATAAATCTGGCAATCAAAGCATTGTTTAAGCTGTGTAATATAAACTTATCTAAATGATCCACATTAAAATAATCTTCTGCTTTTTTTACTCCGTTTTCAGTCAGATACACCTGTCCATATTTTAAGTTAAGGATAGCATCGCCATCTACATTAGGGAACTCTCCGACATAAACTGTGTCTTCTAATTCTTCTGTTTCTTTTGAAAGTTCTAATGTTTTTACAAATTTGGCACAGCTGATACAAAAACCACTAATAAGTTCTGTATCTGCTGAAATAATAAGAGGTGTCCTTGCCTCATCAATTAAAATTGAATCTGCTTCATCAATAATTGCAAAATCATATTTTCCATTACAAACAACTGAATCTGGATGCATTGCCAAATGATCCTTTAAGTAATCAAAACCAACCTCAGAATTTGTAATGTAGCACACATCACATTTGTATGCTTTTTTTCTTTCTTCTATTGGTGTCTCTGTCGTAATATATCCAACACTTAATCCCAGCATTTCATATACCGGTAATAAAAGTGTGTAATCACGTTCTACAAGATAATCATTTACCGTTAAAACATGTACCTTCTGTCCATCCAATACTTTTGCAAAGGCCGTCATCGGAGAAACAAATGTTTTACCTTCCCCTGTTTTCATTTCAATGACATGTCCCTGGTACATCTTAATCGAAGCTAAAATCTGCACTGGATAAGGTTCAATATTGATTGTACGTCTGGATGCTTCGCTTGCTAATGCAACACTTTTGATTAACCGTTCTTTTTTATTCTTTATATCTCTAACATGTTCAAGCTCATCTGTAAGATCATCTTTTTCTTTAAGCTTTTGACATTCTCTTAATACAGCCTGAACAATCCTATTTTTAACTTGTCTTGCTTCTGCCATTTTTAATCCTCCAATTTATAAAAATTTATTTGCTAAAGTTGCAACTAGAATATCAATTCCATACACAACTGCCATGATCAACATTAAACTGAACAATAAGACAATATATGACACAATACAACTGATGGGTTTTGGATATGTCATCCTAACATTTTTTGCCATATTTTCACTTTTATTTTTTTTCTTCTTTAAATCCATTGTTTTTCCTCCTGACGAACGCCATATACTTCTGCTTTAATCTGATATGCTGTTTCTACTAATACACCAATCACAATAACCAATGATGTACCAAACATTGTTAAGGAAGATAATCCTAAAATAGATGTAATTGCAATCGGTACAATAGAAATTAACGTCAATAAAATAGAATCTAAAAGCATCATTCCTGTCTTTGCACTATGTAAAAATTTTGATGTGTCATTTCCTAAACGCACTCCAGGAATATAGCTTGCTTTTTTCTTCAAATCAATTGCAATTGTGAAAGGATTAAAGGCAATATCCGAATACATAACTCCAAATAAGAAAATTCCGGCACAATATACGATGATTCCAATAATATAAATCGGTTTTGTACTAACAAACCATTTTGAAGTATTAAAAATCTGTGTTTTAATGCCTACAAGAGATAACATCTGTACTAACTGTAGAATTGTACTCATAAAAATGATTGGCATTACATTTAACATATTAAGTCGAACTGGAATAAAGAAATGTTTAATAACTTCTTCATTCTGATCTACTCGGGCACTTTCTCTCACAATGATTTCCTTACGAATTAACTCCATGATCAATAAAACAAATAATGTAATTAAAATTACTGCAATTAAGATTGCCGTTTCCCATTTTTTTAAAGAGATGATTGTTAATACATCATTCGGCATTGAAGCAATAATATTAATGAATAAAACTAAAGAAATACCATTTTTAAAATATCGAAGTTCAATCCATTTCCCGATACCGATTAAAATCAAGGTTCCAATCATTAACGTTAACCCAGCAAAAAGAATATAAATTTTTCCATTTAAATATCCCTGTGCATAAAGTGTATAAGATGCAGTAAAAGAAATAATTACAGACGTAATACAGCTGATTAACAATGTCATTTTCTGCATATGTCTCCGACCGTACTCTCCTTCATGATACATTTGATTTAGCCTTTTAGACGTATATCCAAGTAACTGAACAACAATACTTGCTGTGATATAAGGCGTAATACCAGCACCAAAGATTGTCATATTTGAAAAACTTCCACCTGTCAGGCGATCATATAACTGAAAATAACCATTTCCTTTCCCTGCAACAGCAAGCTTGAACATACTGTGTTTCACACCTGGCACTGGAATATGTGACATGAATCGAATTAAAAGTAATAATAAAATCGTCATTCCGATTTTTTGTGCAAATTGTAATCGTTTATTTTCTTTCTTCATTTTTTCATTCCCTTCCTATTCTTTCTTTTCATCTGGCATCTTGTTACGAAAATCATCCGGAATTCGATTATTATTTGAAATTTTCTTATATATCTTACAAAATTCCGGATCACTCATTGCCATCATATAGTCATTCATAATCAAATATTGATTGAATCGCTCAAATTCTTCTTTCGTCAGCGAAGTTTTGCTCGCTCTTTCTATCGTATATGGTTGGATCATCCCATCTTTTACCATGTCTCTTACAAAAGAAATTTTCTGCTCAACTTCTTTATAAGCTTTTGAGTCAAAAGAATCTTTCAACAGCTCTAAATTAGATACTAATTCGTACATTCCATTTGCAAGAGCAGTAATTTCACCATAACTCATATGCACAACCGCATAAGAATTTGGATGATTTACATGTAATTCTTTAATATACATAAAGCACTCTCCCTTCTCTGCTATTTGAAAATATTTCCTGCCACACGGCAGTTCTCGTTTTAACGAGTCTATTCGATTATTTCATTCTTATTTTTACGCACTGTGCAAAATAATTTGACTATTTAGACATGTTCCTATTACACAGTTACAAAACCATGGATCCGAACAGTTGCATTTCCGATTTATTTAGACATGTTCCTATTACACAGTTACAAAACGCCTTTCTTTTTCAGAAATTTTATTTTGTCTTTAGACATATCTCTGTTGTACGGTTACTATTCTCTTTTATAAATAATAAACTTTTTGTCCTTCACCATAACACTTTAATATCTCTAAAATTTTTGATACAGCGTTTTTTTTACAAGCAAAACATCCGAGACTGCATGTCGTTGTTCCAAAACCAGATACAGAGGACATTTCACATTTTATTTCCCATCCATGTCTTGATTTTTCGATATGCATATCTCCTACACATTGTAAATTGATAACCGTCGATCTATTATCAGCTAAGTAAATTAACATAAAAACATCCCCTTTCTCTGATTTGTTTTACTTTAACTTGTATGATTCAATATTGTTGATTGCAAATGAAGTAGTTCCATCCATCTGACTCTCACTAATTTCGATATTAGCTTCATTAAATGTTTCCATTGGAATTTTAATGATAATTCCTGTGTCTGTTTCCATTTCCAGATAATTCAACTTACTAACGGTACTTTCTTTGATAACAGCGAACTTATCAAACTGCATATCATATCTTTCCATCTTCTGATCATAGATAGAAAGATTTTCTCCGTTATCTTTGAATAATTCAGAACCGATCTTATTAATATCAAATATTCCATCTTCCACAAAGCAATCATAAAATGCCTTTTTCGTATGAAATTGTGCCTTTAATCCATCCTGTCTGCTCTGATTGATAAGATCCATTACTGTTCTATTTAAAATCTGAAATTTTTTCTTTGGTGGAAGACCTGCCATGCACATTAAAAATCGTTCGGATAAGTAATTGCATTTTTCTCCATTTAACATTTCATATTTTTTCTGAACCAGATAAACATCTTTCTTACTTGAAAGATCAAAAATCACTGCTTCTGTCAACTTTCCAGACTGGATAACATTTTGTTTTACAATATCAGTCACATCATCTTTATTCTGATAATGAACAAATGTTGAGTGATAATTCATTTTTAGCAATGCCAGATAAATATTGCCATCTACCTGAAAACTAGCACAAAGCAAATCTGCTGACGGAATCTGAACACTATCACACATGATATCAAACAACTGTTCAGCCAGATTTCTTGTCGTATCGATAAAGCTCTGATCATTTGTTTCTTTGAGATTTTCAATAGCCTTTGCAACCGATGTATTTTTATCCAGCTTGCAGCTGATTCTTTCATCATTATCCAAGACTTTAAATACATTATCTCTGATCATATCAAACAAATCTGGTCCCATATCAATCAGATTAGTTGCTAATCCAATCTGTCCACTTCCACTGTTTAATATATGTAAAATAGATTTTCTGACGATGATATCATCTTTCACAATCTTATTTCTTATCATTTTCTATAATTCCTCCTCATATTTCTTATTAACTGCACCTAGCAGCTCTTGTTTACACAAGCCAATTCGATAAATATAATTCTTATTTTTACTCTCTATGTAGCCATTTTGACCCTTTGGAATTATTCTTATTTACACAATTCTAAAACTTATATTGAATTACACTATTCAATATAACACCTTTGGAATCATTCTTATTTACACAATTCTAAAACAGTCCAATTTGAAAATCTTGAACTTCACATCCTTGGGAATCATCCTTATCTACAAAATTCTAAAATGGATCCCAATAGTTTCCACAAGACTCTGTTCCTTTGAAATCAGTCTAGTCACGCAGCCTTAAAACTTAAATTATTAATTACCTCTTTATACCTTCTTGTCATTCGGTTCTAAGCCGTTCTTTGTAATCTTGACATCTTTTTTCGCAATGACAATTTTCCCTTCATTTCTTTTTGGAAGTATGATCATTCCTTCATCTTCCATCATTCTTAAAATCCGATGTGTTGAAGATTTGGAAGCATATCCAAGATACTTTGTAATGTCCATTACTGATGGAGCATATCCACGTTCTTTAATAACTTCATCAATATATTGATACGCTTTATTCATATGTTCGATCGTTATATCTTTCGTTCTTGGTGTCAGCACTTCATTCTCACTCCTTTCTTCTCCATGAATGACATCAGGCTAATCTTGTTGTTTTGATTTCGAAAGATAACACTTACACCCTGTTGAACCATATCATCAAAGTTCTCTTTTTCTTCATTACAAAGTTCTGCCTCGCAAGTCATTTCTTTTATTCCATTCGACATTCTGACATATAATTTACTTTTATTACGATATACTGCAATATCCTTAACTTCACTTGTCCGGAAAAAATGGACCATTCGTCTTTTTTGATACTCTCCCCGAATCACCCTTGATTTACCCTTCAATTTCAACCAATCTCTTAAGATAATTCCAAGAGCAATCAAAACAATAATCAAGTATGTAATCTCATGTACATATCCAACCGTGAATATCATGATAAAAAAACTGATTCCAATATACATTGCAGCAAATATCAACTGATTGATAAATGTCTGTTTTAGATCAATTCTTAGATTTTCAACCCGGTTCATTGAATCACTGAATTTGAAATCGTCATAGACTGTCACATTTCCAATCTTCCTAACAATCATGAAGCTCTCCTTTCTTGTTTTAATTATTCTCCTCGTCTAAAAGTGTTTTTATATCACCTAAATGTTGAATGCCTATTCGTTTCGTTGTTTGATCCAATACCACTCCATAAAGACAGCTTTTTGATTCATCTAATCCAATCTCTACTTTTCCAGAAGGCATCTTCAAATTTGCTGTTCTCACATATTTTTTTCTTGCAATTTTTGACAAGTTTTCATCATGACCTAAAATTTTTAATTGTAACATATCCTGCATGTTCTTCTGTGCAATATTACCTTGCACCCTCCTTTCAGTTGTATAGATTAGTACGAACGTTCGTTGTAATTTCATTATACACTTATGTTCAGATATTTCAAGCTATTTTGTGTAATACACCCATGTTTTTTTCGTATTTATACTGTTTTTTTTTGCTTTTTTAATCAATATATGTTAGTGCGTTCCATATTTTTGCACCTTAATTTCCATTTTATCCCATTTTATTTACAGTAAAAATTATATATTTTAATATATTTTATATTTACAAAACATAAAGAATCCTAAAATGAATATGTAATTAATCTTACAGGAGACAGGTCTGTTTCTAGGTATTTTACCAATTAGGGTAACTATTCACTTACAAAGCAAACAAAGTTAGTATTGAAAATGATCAATTAAACAAATTTATGTCCTGACTTTCAAGTTTTTACTTTGAAACTTTTAGAACCATAGCCGCTATAATTGCTTTGTTCTGAAATATTTAAACAGATATAAAGCATAACAAAAAAGAGTAGATTTATTCATCTGCTCTTCTTTGTTATGCCTTATGAAAATTATAGTATTAAAGCTCCTATAAATGATTAAAAATTCCTTATTTAGATTACAATTTTTCCCTTTTTCAAATTTGGTGTAAAATTTCAGATTTTTATTATAAAATGTATTACACACTAAATATATTTATGTCAAGGTTTTCAAATATATTAGAAAAAAAAGAACAGATAAATTTTTTATCTACTCTTCTTATGACTCATTATAAAATTTTATAGTATTAAGCTCCTTTTTCTAAAATGGTGTAAAAAAGGTGTATTTTTTATTTTTGTTATAACTCAAATCACGTATTTAAGCGGTTTGTAGCACATATATTATTAATGTATACCAATTTCGGTACAATAAGTATCATTCTCTACCATCTTTTTTATTCCACGAACTTGTCCTTCAATACGGCTTAGACGATTAATAAGATCTTTATATTCTTTGTCTGAACGTTCTTTTGTCTTGTGATGACAACAACATTCTTTTTTTTCTTCCATGTGATTTCCTCCTTTACGTTTGATATTATATACCCTGTTAGGGTATATTTCAAGATGTTTATTTGAGAAAATGTTGCAGTTATATAGACAATCTTGTTTTATATAACTTATAAAATGAATCAATTTTTCTAATATCATTGATAAAATCCCTAAAATAGCATATAATAATTTTAGGTACTAACTATTAAAATAGGAGGTGATACTATGATTACAACAACAGCAACTGATATTCAAAATAACTTTGGTAAATATTTAAAAGCTGTCCAAGAAGGTAATGAAATTATTATTTTAAAGAAAGGAAAAGAAGTCGCCCGATTAATTTCAAAAGACACAGGTATTTCTTTCTTGACTGATTCTTTAACTGGAATTCTAAAAAAAGATTATAACGAAAAGGATATCCGCGCAGAAAGGATTGCAGAAAAATATGAAAATATTGATTGATACAAATGTAATCCTGGATGTATTATGTGACAGAACTGATTTTGTAGAAAGCTCTTCAAAAATCTGGAAGTTATGTGAAGTAGAAAAAATTGATGGATATATTTCAGCATTGTCTATTCCAAATATTGTTTATATTTTGAGAAAAGAATTAACACCAGAAAAAACTCAGCAAATTATTGAACAGCTGTTTATGATTTTTCATATTGCTGATCTAAAATCTTCTGATATAAGAAAAGCGGCGAATATGAAAACTTCTGATTATGAAGATGCGATTCAAATGGTATGCGCACAGCGAATGAAAGTAGATTTTATTGTAACTCGTAATATCAAGGATTTTATCGAAAGTAAAGTACCTGCTATGAAACCTGATGAATTATTAGAACGGATATGATATAAAGGAAGGAGGCATTCCACAAATGTGGTGCCTCCTTTTCATTTGACAATTAATCTTCTTTTTCAACCTTACGGTTTTCTCTATTAGCAATCTCTTCTTTGATTGCAGCTAAGAAGTCATCTAACTTCATCTGACCTTCATCACCTTTGAATCGGCTTCTTACTGATACAGCTTCGTTTTCTTCTTCTTTTCCACCAACAACTAACATATATGGAATCTTCTGAAGCTGCGCTTCACGGATCTTGTATCCCATTTTCTCAGCTCTTGTATCGATGTCTGCACGGATTCCTGCTGCCTTTAATGTATCAAGTACTTTATTAGCATAATCTAAATGCTTATCAGAGATAGGAATCACTTCAACCTGTACTGGAGCTAACCATGTAGGGAAAGCACCTGCAAAATGCTCGATCAAGATACCGATAAAACGTTCGATAGATCCAAATGCAACACGGTGGATCATGATTGGACGATGTTTCTCTCCATCTGCTCCTGTGTAGTGAAGGTCAAAACGTAATGGGAGCTGGAAGTCAAGCTGGATTGTTCCACACTGCCATGTTCTTCCGATAGAATCCTCTAAGTGGAAATCAATCTTAGGTCCGTAGAATGCTCCGTCTCCTTCATTTACCACATAATCAAGTCCAAGATCATCTAAAGCTGCACGAAGAGAATCTGTTGCAAGTTCCCAATCTTCGTCACTTCCCATGCTGTCATCTGGACGAGTAGAAAGTTCTACATGATACTTAAATCCAAATAAATTGTAAACCTGATCGATCAATCCTGCAACACCTTTGATCTCATCTTTGATCTGATCTGGTGTCATAAAGATATGTGCATCATCCTGTGTAAAACAACGAACACGCATTAATCCATGTAACTGACCAGATTTTTCATGACGATGTACTAAACCTAATTCTCCCATTCTTAATGGAAGATCTCTATATGAACGTGGTTCAGAATCATAAACAAGAACTCCACCTGGGCAGTTCATAGGTTTGATTGCAAAATCCTGATCATCAATAACTGTTGTATACATATTTTCTTTGTAATGATCCCAATGTCCTGATGTTTCCCATAAATGACGACTTAACATGATAGGTGTTGAGATTTCAACGTATCCTGCTTTCTGATGAATTTCACGCCAGTAGTCTAATAATGTGTTTTTAAGAACCATACCTTTTGGAAGGAAGAATGGGAATCCAGGTCCTTCTTCTCTCATCATAAACAGACCAAGTTCTTTTCCAAGTTTACGATGGTCACGCTTTCTAGCCTCTTCCATCATTGTAAGGTATGCATCTAATTCTGCTTTCTTTGTAAATGCAGTACCATAGATTCTTGTAAGCATCTGATTATGCTCATCTCCACGCCAGTAAGCACCTGCAATACTTGTAAGTTTGAATGCTTTCACTGGTTTTGTAGTCATTAAGTGAGGTCCTGCACAAAGATCAACAAATTCACCCTGCTGATAGAAGCTGATCACAGAATCTTCTGGAAGATCTTCAATCAATTCTACTTTGTAAGGTTCGTTTCTTTCTTTCATAAATGCAATCGCTTCATCTCTAGGTTTTGTAAAGCTTGTGATTTCAAGATTTTCTTTGACGATCTTCTTCATTTCTTTTTCAATCTTCTCAAGGTCTTCCTGTGTAAATGGAGTATCTTTCTCCATATCATAGTAGAAACCATTGTCGATAGAAGGTCCGATCGCAAGTTTTGTTTCTGGATATAAACGTTTTACTGCCTGAGCTAAAATATGGGATGCTGTATGACGGAATGCGTGTTTTCCTTCATCAGAATCAAATGTTAAGATATTTAATTCGCAGTCTTTGTCAATGACAGTTCTAAGGTCAACAACTTCTCCATCAACCTCACCCGCACAGGCAACTCTTGCCAGTCCTTCACTGATATCTTTTGCAATATCAATGACAGACATATTGTTTTCATACTCTTTTACAGATCCATCTTTTAATGTAATCTTCATCTTCTTATTCATCCTTTCTTGATATATAACGTTTTATTTATCCTGTCACAATTCTCTATAGATTTCTTCTATAATAAATCTATAACAGAAATAAAAAATCCCATGGACTAATAAAAATCCATGGGACGAGTTATCGCGGTTCCACCCTGGTTATCTGTTTCATATCCTTTGATCATAAACTCCAGAAACAGATCACTTAATCGACGATTAACGGTGTCAGCCGGGCTGGTTTACAGCCACTCCGAGGTGGTCTTCCTTTGTTTGTCTGCTTAGGACACTTTCAGCAAATGTATCCCTCTCTGGAAGCTTTCCACAAAGTACTCTTCTCATCAACGTTTTCTTCTTTTTGATTTCTTGTAAATTATAGCATTGTGATTCTATAAAATCAATACAAAAATAGAAAATTATAAACGATTCATTAATAAATAAGCATTCTTTACAACTGCTGCCGCCCATTCTCCGCCAACACAGTAATGTTTGTTCACTGCTGCCGCAGAAGTTCCAACATAGTAACTTCCACCTGATGTCAGGTATTTTTCATGTAAAGTTTCTGCAGTTGCTAAAAGTCCTGCTTCTTTCGTTGATTTGTTAATTCCTTTTGCATGATCCGATGTTACACCATATCCAGTCAGATTATTATCTTCCCTCGCACGGCGGCTCGTGCCCCATGCACTTTCATGTGCAGCGATTCCCATCAAAAAGATTGCATTCACATGATATTTCTCTTCCGCCTTGACATAAGCTTTCGCATCATCATACAAAGCAGTTCCTTCCAAAATATGTTTGGCGTCTGAAACTGTGATATGACTTAGAGCACTGACATCATTTGGATTAAAATATCTTGTCTGTTCCTCTTTTTTGATCTCTCCTTTGAACTTCTTGATCTGCTTCTTGATCGTCTGAACCTTTTCTTCCATTGGTTTGATTGGAAGTATCTGTTCGTTCTTTAAATACTGATCAAGCTGAATCGTTTCATTCTTATCAAGCAAAGTCTCAAAGTCCGGATGATTGATTCCAAAGACATATTTGCTTGCGATCGTTCTCAGATTCTCATCTCCAAATAAATCTGCAAGCTCATATAAATCTTCTCTTAACTGCTCATCTTTTTTAGAAATCTTCATAGAAGGAGTGATCTCCTGACCATATAAAGCAATCTCCGCCTTGGAATTTGCTGTATACTTTTTGTAAAATTCATTTATAGATCGTGCTTTTTGCTGTTCCAGGCGAATCTCTTCCTCAATCTTTGCTTTTTGTTTTTTCAGCTGTTTCACTTTCGCCTGTTTATCCTTGATCCTTCCTTCGATCGTATCCGAAGAACTCTTACTGATCACTTGTGTTGGCATTGGAATGACTTTGTTTTCTTCCTTTTTCTTTGATTTTATCTTCTTTGTCTTAGTATGTTTCTTGCTTGTTGTCTTTTTCTTCTGTTGTTCTTTACTTTGCGTTCTTTTTGTTTCTTGCACCGTTGCTGCTGTTTCGGTAGAAACTTCTGTTGTCACTGCCTGATCGGTCTGTGTATCATCTGCATAAACCGGTATTACAGAGATTGTCATAATCGCGCATACAAATGCTGTCATAATCTTACGTCTCATGATTGCTTCCTCCCTTTGTTTGAACATTGTTATGACATGATCATCTTTCTAATACTCAATTTTATCTGGTAATTTCTACCTTACTCCTTTTTGTATAAAAATTCAAGTACGCAGTGTTACGTACTTGTAAATTTTTATTCTTTATGATGCAGGAAACAACCTTCCTCATGTGACTCGACCACTCCCACTGCCTGCAGATAGGAATAAATGATCGTTGTACCGACAAATTTCATTCCACGTTTCTTTAAATCCTTTGAAATCTGGTCGGATAATTCTGAAGATGTTTTTCCCGTCTCATGGATGATCTTATGATCTGTAAACTTCCATAAATATTCAGAAAAGGTTCCGTATTGTTCCTGGATTTTCATAAAAATAGTCGCATTTGATACGGCAGCAGATATTTTTCTTTGGTTTCTTATAATTCCTTTATTTTCTTTTAATTGCGCTTGTTTCTCCTCATCATATGCACTCACTTTATATACATCAAAATCATCAAACGCTTCTCTGAACGCTTCTCGTTTATTTAACACACACTCCCACGATAATCCTGCCTGAAACGATTCCAAGATCAGCATTTCAAACAATTTATGGTCGTCATAGACAGGCACTCCCCATTCTTTATCGTGATAATCAATATATATCGGATTCTTTGGATTAGCCCAACTGCATCTATCTTTTCCATCGTGATATTTCATAAAAATGTCTTCCTCCATTTGTTTATTATAGTATAACTGACATCTTTGTCAGATCATCTAAAATCCACATTCACAACCACAATCTCCGCTTTCGTTCCGACCCTCATATTCGGGCCAAATAAACCGACACCTGAAGTTACGATCTGATGCGCATTTCCAACCTTACGATATCCATACGGATTCTTCCAAAACAAATGAATTGTAATATTCCCAGGGAATAGCTGTCCATCATGCGTATGCCCGCAAAGATCAAGATCTACCCCTGCCTGATTTAACTCTTCCAACTGCCTTGGCTCATGATCCAGTACGATCACAGGCTTTTTAAGATCCATTCCATTTACCAGTTCTTTTGGAGTCTTACGTCTGCTGATCCCACGGCCTACTTTCTCAGCATCTGGTCTTCCATAGAGATAGAAGCTTTGATCAATACAGACAGATTCATCTCTTAATAACTTCATTCCTGCCCTTTTTACAAATTCATCCATTCTTGGATCGCTGACCTTTTTCTCCCGACCGCTTCCAAATGTAAATCCTGCAAGAATCTTTTCATCAATATCATGATTTCCATAAACTGCATAAACACCGTATTGACACTTTAGCTGTCGAAATATCTTAACCAACTGATCTGGATCATCTAATGCATCATATTCATTATCAAAAATATCTCCTGCAACCACGATCAGATCTGGACTTTGCTGATTTACTTTCATTACCATCTGTTTCATCTGAGAACATCCAATATTGTATCCAAGATGAAGATCTGCAAGTAAAATGATCTTTAGCTTTTTATGATTTCCTGCTTTTTTATGTATCGTTACGTGGTAGCTTGTTGTCCTGATATTCCTTGCATTACACACTCCGTAAAAACTGGTTGATACGATCAAGATCATACAAATGCTTCCAACAATCCTAAAAACTTTTGGTGTCCGAAACTTTTCCTGATCTGCTTTTACAAAATAGATCAAGATCAGGCGGATCAGATCCACAATAAGGATCGTAAGCGCCAAATACATCAAAACACCCAGCCAGTAATTACTGATCAGTTTCATAGCTCGCCGTATCGTTCCTTGTGGAAACAAAAATGCGATCAGAATACTGAATGCAAGAAATACATAGATTATGGCCAAAACTGCTTTGATCCATTTCTTTTTAAAATAAACATGACAAGTCTCTAACCATTTCAATATTCGGAATAAAAAATAGACATTTAACAGCAGATAAAGTGGTGCTAAATATATTGCGATCATCTTATTTTCTGCACCCTCTTTCTTACTATATTTTTATTGATTTTTTATCAAATTCATTGTAATCGGATAAACTGACGCTTGATTTGTCAATGGATCTCGATTCTGATAATCAAACAATAGGATGGTTTTTGTTTCTTTAAAATCTTCATTTACCGCATGATCGAATTGTTCCATATGGGAAAATTTCCGCATATTCTTTTGTCCAAAATATGCAAGTCGTTCATCTTTTAATAAAATCTCTTCGTTGATATAACGAAGCTCGTCCTTTTGTAATGTATAATCTCCTGCAAAATCCGGACGTTTCTTTACATTTTCACGAAGATATAAGTCATACGTTAACAACTCTTTATATAATACAAGATTCTCTTCTGCTGTAATGGTTTGTATAAATTCATATAAGATTTCAAATCGGGCAATCCGGCTATGGCTGACCTTGTCATAACCTTTCTCCTCATAAAATCTGGCAAGTGTATCATATAAAGCAAATGCAGTGTCAAATTCTTTTTCCAACAACCGTAAGGTGTTCGAAAACTGGCTGCTATTATAATAAACTTCCACCATTTCTTCCACTTTCTTTAAAACCAGTACATCTTCATAAGGCAGCCATTTTGTATAAAGGACTTCATAAGGCGGTGTATCTTTATAAACAAGCCCATAGTTCTCTTTTTGTTTTTCCATATAAGAACCTTTTAATACTTTTAAAAAGCCTAACTGTAATTGTTCTGGATGTACTTCATAGACATCCTGAAATGACTGTTTAAAACTTTCAAGATCTTCATAGGGCAGTCCTGCGATCAGATCCAAATGTTGATGTATATTATGTCCAGCATTGATCCTTGTTACGATATCTGCAACTTTCTTAAAATCCATTTTCCTGTGAATCTCAGTGATCGTATCGATGTTCGTTGACTGAACGCCAATCTCTAACTGAATCAGTCCCGGACGCATATCAGAGATCAATTCAATTTCATCATCCTTTAAGACATCTGCTGCCACTTCAAAATGGAAATTGGTAATGCCGTTATCATGTTCCTTTATATAACGCCAGATTTCCATTGCATGATCATGTCGACAGTTAAAGGTACGATCGACAAATTTGACCTGTGGCACTTTATGATCTAAGAAAAACTGTAATTCCTTTTTGACAAGAGAAAGATTTCGGAAGCGCAGGCATTTATCGATCGAAGATAAACAATAACTACATGAAAATGGACAGCCCCTGCTTGATTCATAGTAGATGATCTTATGTTCAAAATCTTCAATATGTTCATACACAAATGGAACTTTACTTAAGTCCATCACTGGACGCCATGGTGTTTCTACGATCTCATCTTCATTTCTATAAGTTAGTCCAGGAATCTTGCTAAGATCATCTCTCTTTCCATGATAATGATCAAGCACTTCAAGGAATGTAACTTCTCCTTCCCCTTTCATCACACCCGTTACCTGTGGAAGTCGTCTTAAAACTTCTCTGGAATCATAGGAAACTTCTGGTCCTCCAAGCCAGATTGGAACATCCGGCAGTAGTTTATGGATTTCCCTGATCACACGTTCTATGTATTCAATATTCCAGATGTAACAGGAAAAACAAAGGATATCTGGATGTTTCTGATACAGACTCATCAGGATATCATCCACCTGCTGATTGATCGTATATTCTGCAATCTCGACTTCATCGATATATGGCTTTGCGTAGGCACGAAGGCAGTAAACTGCAAGGTTCGAGTGAATGTATTTCGAATTGATCGCTGTTAATATTGTGTGTTTCTTTGTCATATTATTTATCTCGCACTTTCTTTATTTTGTTTCATTCTGAATATCTTTTTGTTTTGTCTTACTCTGAAAATAGATAAACGAATCCGCCGCATCAAGAATATCACTAAATTCATCTCTTGGTGCGATTTCAATATATTTCTTTAATAAATCTTTCTCTTCTTTTTTATATCTTCCATAAAAAATGTCAAACAGATTATGACCCCGCATATAGGTTTTAATCTCTTCCATATGTTCTTTCATATCTTGCGCTGATGTAAAATCACGTCCAATCATTTGCATCAAATGAACTCCACTTTTGATCCTATGCAGATATTCTCTCCATTTATCATATAAAATCTCATAAAAAGCATCTTCAGATTCTATAACTCCAAGTTTTGACATGATCTCTGGATTTAAAAAATAATTTTCAAAGGAATAATATTTTAAGATCAATACATTTTTCCTTGTCACTTTTGGTAAATGATCAACATCCACAAGATTTCTCTCATCATAATATTTACAAAGCTGTCTTCCCAGCAGAGACAGAAAACAATGTATTTATGCGGGTTTGAGAGTGTTAGTGTATGAGTAAGATATAAACCTACCGCTTTTTAGCACGGCTAATTACATCTAACAAAGCTTCAAATATTTTGTTGGTACCCAGCTATTTAACTGCTTAATAAGAGCTTCCTGCTGACCATTATTTGTCTGAACTTTGGTAACTGTGTACTTCTTATTCAGATAAGCACTGGAAATAAGTTTGCCTTTGGATGCACCACCATACGTAGCATTGCCAACAATCTTAACTGATACGCCTGATTTAAATACAGATGCAATTTTAGCAGTCTTGCTAGTTTTGATACTATGACCAACGATTGCTTCGGCTAAAGCCTTACCGATTTTATCAGCACCTACAGTCTTATACAATAAGTAGTCATCCTTATCATCTACGAAGCAGATTTCAAATAGCACTGCTTTCGCTTTCGTATGGTTCAGATAATATAATTCCATAGTTCTTTTATACGGATCACCATGTGAAGAGAAACCAAGCTTCTTCATATTAACCACAGCTCTCTCAGCCACTTCTTTTTTAATACCTGAAAATGCTGTAGCCCATACTTCAAAACCGCCTAATTTCTTATCGCCTTTGTGGTCGTTGCGGCCGCTATTCAAATGAACGGACACATCAAAGTCAACTCCATTTTGATTGCATTTGGCACAGATTTTTTTTAATACATCTTTTTGGCTAGTTCCGTTGTTAACAGTACAATTATATACTGTAATACCTGTTTTACGCAAATATTTAATAACAGCTTTCGCAATCTTACGATCTTCTTTAGATTCATCTAGTAAATCTTTAGCCCCACAAGCAATTTTTTTCGCCGGATTATGTCCTCCATGAACGTTTACTTTTTTAATTGCCATTATAAATCACCTTCTTTTAAATCCTCTACTTCTTTATATGTAGTGTCTTCCAGATCTTCTGAATCAGTATTAACAGCTGGCACTTCTGGCAATCCTCCAATACTTGTAAGAATTGAATAGATTGCAGCCACAAGAGCTACACTTAATACAACTTTCCATTTGATATCCGTAGCAGCAACACCTACTGTAATCATGGATGCTGCTGTCTGAGCAAAAGTTTTTATTGCTCGAATGATAGTAGATTTAAACCACTGTTTTGTATCTACGTCAACTTTAAAAACACAATTCTTTAACATATAACTTCTCCTTTCACATACCCATTTGCTTAAAAATATAGCCGATGATGATACCGGCTACAGTCGTTAAGATATATGCAACGATTTTACGCCACATTTCTCCGTCTCTAGCTTTTAATGTATCAACATCGGCATTTAACGCGTCTATACTATTATTCATAGAAGACATTTTTTCGCATAAGCGTATTAAGGTATTTGACATTGTGTGTATTTCTTTGACTACTTCTTCAACTTCGCGAAGTCTAGCGTTCGTACGAGCATGTTCAGCTTTAAGTCCATCTTTAAACTCATCATGCTCTTCTCTAGTAATATAGTCGCTCAATGTTTACTCCTTTTTATTTCGTTTACTCAGTTGCTTTTAATTCCGAAATATGTTAGTCTTGCGATAAGGATATATTCCTTAATATTTCACAAGTGCCTCTATGTATACTTTCGAATTCTCAACATAGAGGCAATTTTAGCTTTCTTATTAGCTTTCTTATTAGCTTTCTTTTTAACTTCTGTAATCGCTTCTCTACTAGAATATTCTGTTGTAGCTTCTACATTTGCTGTTTTTCAGCCGTTTGATTTATATAAGTTATATAGCCTGCTTAAGTATTCGTCATCCGCCATAACGCTCCTTTCTGTTATTCAACTACTTCTGCATCATCATTGTCCTCATATGTACAGTCTTTTTCATCTGGTTCCTGATTTTTTGTTGCCTCTTCGTATTCTTCTTCAGAGATTGACGTATCTTTTACTAGGTGGCATTTTTTACAATCCTGTGTAATCACATAACCTTTCTCTGGATCAAATGCATAACTAGGTTCAGTCCATTCGTGATCACATCGATCTGTTTCTTCATCATCGATCTCTTCATTATCTTCTAAATCTGATTCAGGCTCATTTTTTTTCTGATCTGTAAGCTCTTCTGAATCATCCTCTTCTTGATCTGTTGCAGATTCTTCGGATGTCGGTTCCTCGATCGCTGCCTTTTTGGACTCTGTTGTTGCTTCCGTAGTTGTTTTTTCTTTTTTTGTTGTAGTTACCTCTTTTTTCTCTGTTGCAGTAGGCTCTGTTTTTGCTGATTTTCTTGCTTTTGCTGGTGCTGCAAATGCATATGTTGCTGCCAACATCATACAAATCACTACCACAATTACTGCGATAACTCCTTTTTTCATGTTATTTCTCCTTTCAAATCATTTTTTCCTGATCTGGTTAACTATATTCATCCTTAATTAACCAGATACTTTTTCTTCAAGTGCTTTAATTCTGTTTTCAAGCAATGTACTTCGGAATTGATCATATACATCTTTGTAAGTAGTACATTCGCAATTATCTTTGTTCAAAATATAATCAAGGATTTCATCCATGTTATCATTAACTGATTCTGATCCGTGTGTACATATTGGATAAAAACCTGGCTTTTCACAGCACTTGTCTATCCATTTTTTGAAATCTTCGACTGTCGAAAAATTATGTACAAACATTCTTGTCAATGTATACTGTGGCGATGTTCCTAATCCGTCTGAATAATCATAATATTCTCTGCAATATTGCTCCCCTGTTTTCGTTCGACTGCTTGTATAATCTGCTCTGATAACACCTCTTATCTTATATCCCATATCTTCCAGTGCTTTTTTTGTTACTACAATGCGTGAATCCCAATCCTCTACAGTGTTTAGATAGGTACGATCTGTGTCTGGTGCTTGCTCACCTATATCAATAAGGTTTCCATAGTAATGTACTAACACCTCACCACCATCTGCAACAATTAAATCTAATACGTCTTTATTTGTTCCGATGCCCTCTACAGCTATATTCAAATTGCCTGGGATAGTTGCACTTGATAATTTTACGCCCTTGTCGTGAAATTTTTTGTAAATAGGATATAAAGTTTTATTAGAATCATCGATTACAAACGCAAAATAAGTTTTGTCAAACTCTTTGAATGCAAAATCATTATATTTTCCTGTGTCAAATAATCTCTGTTGTAAATTTTTTATTTGAAAATCTTTTAAATCATCGCTATTGTTCAGATCCGTTAAAGTTTTCTCTGTTTCTGACTTAAAATCTTTATACCCTGTTATTTTTTCAATTTTAATCGTGGATGATCGATGCGAATTAAGAACCATACGCACACAACCAGGCGGAATTTTTACAACGTAGTCCTGAATTTTTAAACCAGTATAATGTTTTTTATCAGCATCGACCATATCTTTACTTGGATAATATTGTATTCCCTTAACTTCTTCCATTGAATTGAATAAGTTTATCAAAGAAAATGAATTATTTATATTAGTTCCTGTAATCCGATATTGTTCACCCTTTGCAACAGAATAAGAAACACTGCAATAATCTGTATCAAACGTTTGCCAACGATCAGATTCAAGTAAACACATTTTGTTGAGTATATTCGGATTGTCTCCTGCACGTCCGTTATAAACACTGTCAGTCATCATTTCATTTTTCACACATGATTGATCCAATTCACTTGTTTTTTTAGTTACATCAATACTTGCTTTTTCTAAATCATTTAAAGACTGCTCTATTTCTGACTTAAAATCTTTATATCCTGTCACTTTTCCTACAGTAATTGTACTATCTTGATGTGTATTAAGTACCATATAATTAGCATTTTTAGGCACTGTCAACAGCTCCATTACAACTTTCAAGCTACTATATGTATCACTTACCTTCGGATAAAAATCTAACACCCTATCTGTTTCAAGAGTATCAAAAAAATTCACAAGCTGAAATCGTTCGTTCAAAGAAGTTCCGCTAATAACATATTGCTCGCCCTCTTTAACCTCGTATACTATTCCTAAATAATCACTATCAAATTGTTGCCAATGATTATTTTTGCTATTATAGAGTTTATTTATTGTATCTGGTGCATTTTTTGCTAATCCTGTGTACAACGTTTCAGTAATCGCATCATTTAGCACTGCTGATTTTTTCAATCCTTCTGAGTACACCTCTTGATTCCCTAAATCTTCCTTTAGTTGACTTACTTCGTTTGTAAGTTCTTGATAGTCTTTTGGTAAATTTGATATAACTTTCTTGCCCTCAAGATCTATCATTATTTTTATTTGATCTATTAAATCATTAAGATCTTTGTTTTGGGTTATTAATGAAGAATCAACTTCTGTTTCCAACCCTTCTAATACTTCAAGTTTATGTACTGTCGTATTAAATTCTTTTATAACCGTACCGTCTGAACCCGACTTTTTTAAACATAATACAAATTTTGTGTATCCTTTATTTTTAGATGCATTTCGCCCAACTAACCATGAGAATTCAACGTATTCACTGGTTGTTTTTTTATCTGTAACTACGTAAATATCTTCAGTTCTACCGTTCAAATAATTTACATAAATATTGAATTCACCTAAATCGAGATCACAATAATATCTAGGTAATCGGAATTTTAATCGATTTACTGACTCATCAGATTCTACACCCAAAATAGAAACTTTTTCTGGAATACTCATCGTTCGTAAATCATTATTAACAACAATGGTACTGTCATTTATTGTCACTACATCTTCTGTAACTGATGCTTCCAAAGCTTCTTCTAAATTCATAATTACCTCCTTTTCTGGTTTACTCGTATATCATTTGTAACTAATTTATAATCATCTTTTATTCCAACCACATAAACTTTAAAATAATAATCAGTTAATACTTCTTTTGGAATATCACAATGATTGTTTACTATTGGTACTGGATAATTACTTCCAGTAGTGCTTGTAAATACAGCAGCTTTTTTACATCCAAACCATTCTGATGAAAAATCAAATTCTGCGTTTAGATAACCTTCTGTGCCAGATACCAAATCAGAAAAATCACAATCAGGATTTTTTCGTAATGTTTGTCCAACGGTATTAAATTTTAATGTTCGCATTTTCATCACCTTTCGCTTCAAGTTTTTGTTCTAAAATACTAACTCTATTTTGAAGTTCTTCGTTTTGTTTTAGAAGTTTCTGAATCATATGAGTGTTTAAAGGTATTATTTCGTCGTACCGAAGACTATATATTGTATCCATATCATCTTCGTCATACATAGCTTTCGCTTGTTCGGGATCTACATGCCTTTCTACACATATGTCATATTCTTCATCTACGGGGTCCCCATATTTTTGAAAAGTATCTTTTATCTCTTGTGCTTTAAATCCAAAATGATATTTCTTAGTATCGTCATTTTTTAGACGGTATTTTATAGGATTTAATGTCATATAATTATCAATAAAACGATCGTCTATATGTTTAAAATCTGTTTTAATGCGTTCATCAGACGTTTTGGTAAATCCTTTTTGTGAACTTACTCCAGAAGAATCTATATACATCATACCGACTTGTTCGCCAGCAAACGAATCTGCAGCATTTTTTGTACCTATGTAAAAGGCATGATAACCGCTTGTATAGTGATACATGTTTACACTATCATTATAGTCGCCTATACTTATAAAATTATAATCGCTTCGTAATGAAGCACTCGTAGAATGCGAAAGGGACCCAAAAATAATTTTATTAGTAGCTAAATCTATATAATCATACATCCCGTTACTTAAACGAATGTTATTATACTTATAATATCCGGATTCCCACATAGAGGATGACTCATTCATCTCGAAAAATAACAGTTGCCCACTTGATAATTTAGCCCAACGTTGCGTCTCTCCATCAACGTTTATTCCAGTTGTTATACTACCGGTCAATTCAGCATCAATAGCGTATAATTTTCCATCGTGACCTACTCGAAATAACGCTCCATTGATATCGTCTTTAGAATTTGCTCCTGCATAGAAAGCCCATCCGGTATTAGGTGTACCTAAACCAACGCATTTTCCATAGCCGCCATCAGAATTATAAATTTGATCTTTTGTTATAACATAACCGCCTATATATCCTTCTTCAGCTTTGATTTTCTTTAGTGATGCTGGATTAGTTATATTTCCGGTAAGAACGGCTTTATGGTTTTCGATTGTCACGGTTACTCGGTCACCGGATTCTGCATCAACTGCTTTTGTTACTGGAATAATCGAATCAGAACCATCTATTTTGACGTATATTGTTCCATTACTTTGAATAGCTGTTCCATACATTATGTTCGATGTCGCTATTTCTTTCCGATTATTACTAGCGTTTTTTACAAAGGCGTCTACTAACGATTTCTCTAATTCCATATCATCACCTCCATAAATCTATTGTATACACTGCAGTTTCGCTAACTTTACATCCTGCGTCACAATTGAATGATTGAGATATAACTTTAGCTTTGATGTTTCGCATGCCAGCTCTTGCATAATCTAATCGAACACAATTGCCAACTCTAACTGGAGTCCATCCATGAGAATAAGTAATTGTATGTTCTACCGAGGATTTCTCTCTAAGCACCTGTTTAGCGTATTGCTCCAATTGTTCTTGTGTAGGATCACCAATGTTTGGATCTGTGACACGATGTAAGATTTCCCGTCCACGACTAACTGTAGATGTAATACTATCGGGATTGTCGTTCACAGCTCTTGCGTATTTATAAGTGCTATCCTTTGAATAGACGACTTCCACTACATTAGGTATTCCATATAGATCGTGTTCGTCTTCCACATCCGGATAAAGAATTGATGAATTAGAATCATCATATGTGTAAATAGGCTGTAACGAAGCTGTTTCTTGATCTGGGGCAAATAATATTTCACCCATTTCATTAATATCCAAATGATATTTAGCGTTTGCAATAAGAGCTTTAAGATATGCTAACCAGGTTTCATCGGTATTTGCTGTGAAATCGGCAAATAATGTTTCGTCGTTTTCAGATACAATAACAGGAGCCCGCATGTGGTCATCACATATACGAGCTCCTGTTTCTAAAATTTTCTGATCTTTTATTACGGTATATCCTAACGGCGGATAGTTGTCTTTCAACTCCAACAAAGGAGTATACGCATCCATTGGTACTGTTTTACTCTTACCATCAAAACTTGATGTAGTGGTTTGAACGAGAAATGTACCTAATGGAATTCTATACGTTAATCCATTTTGAATTGCTATCATATATGTTCTGATATAACTTTCTCCAAGTGACTCAGAACTTTTGATGGTAGCACTCCCCAACGTTTCGGCATCCAAATCCCATTTAATAGAACATTCGGTTATGTTCGATAATTTTCTTTTATCCTTCCAGGTCTTTGAGTCAACTTCATAGAACTCGAAGGTTCGCTTCATCGATTTTTTCCAATCAATCATTAAATACCATCTCCTTCTACTCTTGTTACATCTAAAGTTACTGGTATGATTTTATCTTTTCTCGTATGATTCATTGATACTGATACGCTCGCCCAATAACCTAAACCTGAAGGTTCTCGTATATACACATCTCCTTGATAAGTACCTAATCTTCGTAACGCATAAATTGTGTCAATATCGTTGCATGGAATATCTACAGACCAAGAACCACCTTCGCCAATTTGTGTACCATAATAAGATACAGGACTTCGTCTACCGATATATTCGACAAGTGTCACATCTCTGGAATATGATTCAGCTACTTTGATGTCGTATTCTAGTACTAACATGGAACCAGAAATAACTGCATCATCTGTGGCATCCTGAACATTTCTATCAAAATCTTGCCATTTTTCACCCCATTGGATAACTATTGACTTTTCATCAACTGGCACCGCAGGAATATCGTGATAAGTGATTTCTCCAGTATTAGTGTTTGTCCCAACAATTCTATACCGTGCATAATCCAAGGATGGATGAGGATCAACAATAGTTTTTGCTAAATTATTCTCTATTTTTTCAGAGATTAACGTAAAACTTCCATCGTATTCTCTACGATAAACTGCTAGCATAATTTCTGGATCTAATTCATCAGCATTTGGTAGTGTTGGTTCCTCGCCGTCTTCTTCTTGAGTAATTTCAACAGCTTCAGATTCACTCTGTTTTATGCAATACGGAGAGATATAAGTAACTAACGCGTCTCCATCAACACTTATCTCGGCTTCTAACATTGCTCCGCTGTATTCTATATTAACTGGAACTTCTAGTTCTTTATCACAATATAATCCAGAGTTTAATGTCATATTAACCGTAATTTTGTATGTGATGTCATTCTGAAGATTAATGTCGCCAGCACTTATCACTAATGTATACAAATCTGGATTATCTGTGTCTAGTAAATCATCAATATATTTTGAATATATGGTTTCACCTTCATTAACGAATATTTCTTCTCCTGAGTTATTTAATGTTACATAGGTTGTCGTTGGAGCAATAGTAATATAATAACCGATCGGACGTTGTCCTTTACTCCTATTATTACAAATAATACAGAATGGAAGCTTTGTGATTTCGGTTATTGTATCAGTTGTTGTGTCTGATTTTGGAGTAGCAATGATAACTTCTAATTCTGGTTTTGTGTAAATATGAATGGTTCTTTGTATAGACCAATCACCATATTCGTCGGTCACGCCTTTTGTTCTAACCCGCCATTTAAGCTCTGCGCCCTCTGGGTATTTTGAAGTCTGAAGAGCATAAGAACTTGTTTTATCCTTATCCTCATCACTTCTATCGTTTGGGACCGTTATGATTTCAGTATTGCTATCATTGATCAATTCTATTTCGGCGGACACTTGACTTGATCCGTCCTCTGTATTATGAATCCAATATAACATTACTGTTTCATCAGTTGTCGCCGTTAATACAGATGACCAAGTTGATGGTGGGTTAGGTTTTGTACCAATTACACATGATACGGTATCACTCCATGATTCTGATACTGTTCCAGACTCGTTGACTGCTTTAACGCGAAAATACCATCGCTTAGAACGATCTAAACCATTTATGTATGTATAAGTAGCGTTAATGTTGTCTTTAGATGAAACCTGATCCGGAACAGCATCGAAATAATCTTGTTGTGATGTGTATTCGATCACATATGTTTTTGCACCTATAGCTGAATTCCAATTGACTTTTACAGAATCTTTTCCAGCGGCTGCACATTGTACACCATATACTTTTTCTGGTGGAGTTTGCACAAGGGATGACCAACCAGACCATTCTCCATTTGTACCTTGTGCACTTATACCTCTTGCTCGAACCCTATAACCAGTACCTTGTGCCATGGTTACCATAAGCTCATAAATAGCAAGATTATTCACAACATTAACGACCGCTGACCTAACGTATATATCGATCGTTAATCCAGATAACATTGCATGTATTGTTTGGTTACCACCACCTATAATCGGACTACCGCTAATCGAACCGTTGCTATTTGAACCACTACTAATTCGTGCCCTACTTTTAACTTGTGTCTTACTCGCAATTGAACTGCTATTAATTCGTGTGTCGCCATCGGAATACGAATCTCTTATTTGGAATTCGATTTTGGCAGTGTTCGAATCGCTTACTTCTAATGAAATAGACATTTTATAACCGTCCATAGATACAGTCGGAGCTGATGGTGTCGCTGGAATTCTGTATCGTAAAACGCTAAACGCATTAGATGCTTTCTTGTTAGCAGTCCAATAATGAGTTTCTACTAAAGTAGTGGTTTTTTTCCCTTTTTTATTTTTCTTAGTAACTTTCTTCTTATAGGTAGTAGATACAGGTTTAACTAAAACTCTAACTTTCTTGGCATTACTAGGAAAAGAATATGTAGACTGCTTTCTTGTTTCAGTACTCGTACTTCCTATAAACCAAACTCCGTTTCCGGTATCATATTGCCATTCAATAGAATATTCTTTTGTATGTTTGTGTCCCCAGGACCATGTAGCATACAATGTACTATCTGAATTATTCTGAAAAGCTACTTTTAAATTTGTTACGCTCGCCATTAGCTCCTCCTTTCTATTTTTGCAGCATGAGCTATCGTTCTAATCGCATCTGCGATATTGCTTCCATCATCATATGTAACACCATTTATCGAGTAATTATCGCCAGACATATTAGATACAGCTCGTTTCAAGTCTTTAATTGCATCTATGACATTTGCATTTGATCCATTTTGAATTTTTCGATTGATACTCGCTGAGATACCACCAAGATTTCCTAATGCAGTATCATTAAACATACCATTGATTGCTCCTACGCCATTCTGGATATTGGATAAGTCAACTACGGGTCTTATTGTCGGATTTGGATCGATACCGTTTGTAATTATATCGCCGATCTGATTCATAGCTTTACCAAGTCCATCCATAGACTGACGAGCTAAGTTAGAACCTGATTTATTAACTAACTTCATGTTGTCTGAGAATGAATTCACGAATCCTAAGACTGCAAATTTACCTATTTTATAGAATTCTTTCGATGGTGAATGTTCATCTAATTCTTTCTTTGCTGCATTTTTAGCTGCAGAAGCCATTGCTGATGCTCTTGCTTCAGCCATAAATGTGTTGTCAGTGATACCGTTAGCAAAACCTAAAACTAAATTTTTACCTGCGTTATAGAAATCATCTTTATATCCATTAAGTTTTTTGACTGCGGCTTTACATATTTTTTCGCATTTTGAGTTTATTTTGTCAGATTTAAATCCTTTAGATAGTTGGCTAGCGAAATTACTACCTACCTCTTTAAAATTGCCCTTTTTAGATTTGAGTGCTTTCAACATTCCATTAGCGGCAGTCGAACCTGCTTTACTAAATGAACTACTTTTTGACGTAAACGTTTTTGACATGCTATTTGCTATGGACGTGGCTGTTGAGGATATAGATTTACTCTTTGATTCTATACCTTTTTTTAGTGCTTCAATCAAGTTTACGCCTGCAGATTTCATCTTTTCAGATGAGCCTGATAAATTCTTTACAAATTCGCCAATATTAGCTTGACCTATAGTGTTGATGGCTTGTACAAATGTACTAACCCCCATACTATTTATGCCAGTCATACTATTTATCGCAATAACTAGACTTTTTAAAGCTGTTGTTGATTTAATTATCCCATTGGCATTAATGTTCCCTATAGATTTAGAGTAATTATTCAAGCAAGTTCCTAACGATGTTATTTTGGTTGTGAAATCTGATGAACCTACGCTATTTAAGAGTCCTACAGAAGTCGAAGTGATATTAATTGAGCCAATAACACCCATTAATGCTTTTATAGCATTAGATGAATTAATAATTGATCCAGCGTTAACACTATTTATTGATGCTGAATACTTAGTCATAGCATTTCCAATAATAACTAATTTTTCACCTAAATCATTGGGTATGTTCAGATTAGAGTTAAATAATGCACCACTACTATATACTGCTGATATAACTCCCAATAAAGATTTTATAGCTGATGTAGAACTAGTGATTTTATCAAAAGTCGCATTTTGAATAGATGTTGAATATTTAGTTATTGCTGATCCAAGATTTGATAGATTCGTTCCTAATGCTGAAAAGTTAACGCCGGTACCTAATATGCCGACGATATTTCCAGTATTAATAGTTGATAACGCTTGAAGTAAATTTTTAACAGCTAATGCTGATGATTGTATTGTACTCGTATTAATAGTTCCAATCGAATTAGAATATTTACTTAATGCGTTTCCCAATTGAGCTAATCTATCTCCAAATGCGCTGAGATTAAGACTCACAAACGAATTAAATAATGATCCTGTTCCATATATAATCTTCACTATCTCAACCAACGATTTCGCGGCTGATAATGAATTAGTGACATTGTCAGAATTAACACCTGATACAGCTTCTGAATATTGTTTGATTCCGTCTCCAATATTCTTAAATTTTGAACCGAGTGTTCCACTATCTACATTTTCGATATTGGTTATATTTTTTAATAAATCTGAGATTGCTTTAATTGCTGTTGCTGAAGAAGTAATTTTTTCGGGTTCGATATCTGAGACATTATCAGCATATTTTTTAACTGCGTCACCAAATGATCCTAACTTAGATGAAAAGTCTCCTAAATCTTTAGTCCCGCCAAAGGCCTGTGATAAACCGCCTGTTTTAGGTAATGATTTCATTAATTCTATTATTATCTTTATTGCTTTGGTAGAATTCAGTACATCTTCTGATGCTATTTCAGTTGATTTTTCACTAAATTTCTCCAATGAATTACCAAGTATTTCTAACTGCTCACCAAAATTCTTAAAGCTTTGTCTTCCACCTACACATGATGTCAGTGATTGTATAAAGCTCGTGCCAGTCAATAATAATATTGATTTTGAAAGTTCTTTAACATTAGAGAATATCGACCCGTTAATCTTTCCGATACTATTTATAAACGGTTCTAAATTTTTCATAAATGCAGAAAGATTTGTACCTATTACTGGTAAAGATGATGTTACTCCAGCAGATATTCCCCCGGCTATACCACCTATAAATTTGCCAATAGCTGTTCCAATAGTTTCTAATAATATCCCACCTTCTCCGATAAGCCATTTCAATCCGGGTATTTGAGCAAGTCCTCCAAGTAATGCTAATATTCCGGATAATTCTGTAAAAGCTACGCCTATACCAGCAAGTCCAACCATAGCGGATGGTAATACAGAAGTAACTGTCGATAATGTTTTCATAAGAACAGTCATTATTCCAACAGCACTAACGACTTTCAAAAGACTATCTGAATTCACATTTTTTAATGAATTAATTACGCCATCAAAAATAGATCTAAATAAATTATTGAATGCTACTATTAATTCTGGAACATGTTCTGCTACGGAATCAATAATTTTTACGAATAGAGATAATAATGAATCAACAATCACTGGTCCATATGTCGATAAACTTTTTAAAGTTTCTGCTAAAACCTTCATTAAAGCGGTTGCTATTTTAGATGCTGATTCACTGATAACCTGTACAAAACTTACAATTCCCTCTGCCATTTTTGCTATGATTGTAGGTATCAAAGATATAAATCCAGTTATAATAATTGTTAACGATGCCACTATGGATGTTGCACCACTTGCTGCCGATAAGGCTAATGCAGTAATACCTGCTGAAATCGTTGTCAATCCTATGCTCATAAGTGTTAGTCCAGCACCAATACTCAGTATAGCCGCTCCAAATAAAGTAAATGCTACCGCTAACGATAAAATAATCGGAATTAATGGACTTAATATGGTGGACGCAGCACCAATAATTGCGAACACAGAAGCAATAGTGACTAAACTTTTCAAGATAGATGTAATATTTACGCTTCCAAGTTCTTTAATAACGTTAGTTATCGCAAGTAATGCAACACTTGCTGATATCAATGCTACTGATCCTCCAATAGACCCTTGCATTGCTTTTAATCCAACTGAAAGAATGCCTAATGACGCTCCTAAAGTTGATAATCCCTTTGCTAAATCGTTCCAACTTGATTCGCCAATTGATGTGACGAAAGATGATAGATTTTCTAATGCTGAACAAACTATCAATAATCCGGCGCTAACGGTTAACATATTTTTAGGCATTAAATTCATACCTAACGCAATGCTTCCTAATGCTCCACCGATACCGATTAATCCTTTTTGAATATCGTCCAAACTCATATCAGAAATATTTTTCATTGCATCAACGATATTGTTTATACTTGTAGCAAGTAGATTAATCGCTACACCGATTGATATTGCATTACTAACACTTTTAGTAGTATTAGTAAATACACTCATTAAAGTTAATAGTCCGCCAATAGCCGCTACACCTTTTCCTATATCTTCCCAATTCATACAACTAAATTCTTCGATAGCTTTGGATAATATCAGCATTGCTGTAGCGATTAATACTAATCCAGTAGCGCTACTTCTTATTTTTCCAGTTAGATCAGTTTTCGAAATAAATAACGACAATTCAGTCATCAATGCTCCGATTCCAACAAGTCCTCTGCTCAATCCACCCCAGTCGATTGATGCTATATTTTTTAAAGCATTTGCTAAAGTTCCTATTGATATACTCATTGCTATCATCAAAGAACATGCCTTTATTGTATTAGAAATATTACCTTGTATATCGGGAATTTTATTTAAAGCTTGTACTAATTCGACAAATAAAACAGTCAATGTCACTAACGAACTTGTTAACGCATCGGCTTTTATCGTAGATAGCGTAAAAATAGCTCCTGCCAAAATTCCTATTGCGACTGCTATTTTAATCAGGGTACCAGCTTTTAATTGTTCTTGATATGCTTTAAAACAATCTCGCACATCATCTAATATTCCCGTGATATTTTTAATAACGCCACTGCCAGACTCAAACGAACTACTCAAATCACCAATGGTCTTTTTTATTTTTAATAAGATTGTAGCTAAAATTCCGTTATTCAATACGTCTATTAAGTCTGAACTACTGAAAGTTTTAATTAGATTTTGCATAATATCGCTTATATTTTTTATACCACCTGATACAATATTTGCGATACTTTCAAATATGTTTGAAAATTTTTTTACATTGAATTGATCCAAAATAGCTTTACCGAATGTTTTTATACCGTTTATGAACGATATGAGAATGTTAGATAATCCGCCTGTAATATTTTCGAATAATCCGATCTCTTTTATATAGTTTCTGAATCCGGTTACTCCTTTTCCAAGTTCTGCGGTAACACCTAAAATGCCACCTTCTATCCCTGCAAAGCTTCCAAGAACTGAAATAATTCCTTTACCGAATGATGTAATGGCACTAATACCAATATCGAATAAAGAAAACACTCCTTTGAATGTTTCTTTTAAATTGTTTGCTGTGGTATCGCTTATCTTTAAATGTGATGTTAGTTTTTTTAATCCAACACTAAAAGAATATAACTGTTTAGCAGTAATTGGGGGAAAAATATCTTTGAACGCTTCATGTATAGGTTTTAATATACTCTCGAGACCCTCAAAAGTATTTTTCAATGAATCTATAATTGCTGTACGTCCGCCCAAATCTTTCCAATCAGATAAAACTTTATTTCGTGCATCTGCAGAAGTATTAATCATATTACTTAAGGTATCACTTATTCCTGTTAAGAAACTCTTTGCTTCTTCGAAATCTCCTACGATTATTTCCCAACTCTGTGTCCATCCAGACTGAGCAGCTTCTTTTAAAGTGTCAAATAACTGACTAAATGTCTTGACCTTTGTTGCTGCGTCATTTGCGGTCTTACCCATCTTTATAATAGATTTGATTTGCGCTTCGCTGTAACCCATTGTTTTAAGCTGTTGCTCATTCAGATCACCAGTAAATTTACTTAATGTTTCTGTTAAAATATCAGAAGTTAACCAGCCTTTCTTTAAAGTCTCTCTGAAACTTCCTTCATCTTTAATCATCTTATCAATAGCTACGCCATGTACTTTGGCGGTTTCTTTTAATGCATCCTGAAATACCTGTCCACCCATACCAGCATTTACAACAGAGTTCCAATCCTGAAGTTTTACAGTACCTGCGGCAAGTGCCTGAGATAACTGATACATCGCAGTAGATGCCTGTTGAGATGTAGAACCCGAAACTGCGGCTAAGTTCGCAATACCTTTGATTGCCGATACGGATGTATCCAGATCAACACCCGCTGCTGTAAAGGTACCGATATTTTTTGTCATCTCTGTAAAGTTATAAATAGTCATATCGGCATAGTGATTCAGTTCATCTAATGCTTTATTTACATCCTCAAGAGTACTTCCTTTAGATGACGTATTTGCTAAAATTGTCTGAACAGCGTTAATCTGTGTTTCATACTCTTGAAATCCAGACATCACTGGTTCAAGCGTCAATGCATCAACAATTCTTTTACCAGCATTTACTGCTGAATTAGTAATGTTCGCCAGTGCTGTTACACTCATTACTTCTAATTTCGAAAATTTGGCTTGCACTGTTTCGACTGCTGAACCAAGTCCTGACATGTTGACCTTGCTAGCAGATTTTTCTATATTCTCTAACCCCTTCGACGCACCATTAAAATTAAGTTTTTGCTTAAACTTATCGAGAGTTGACATAGTGGTTTGAACATTTTTCTCAAAATCTTTATTATCAAACCGCATCTCAACGACTCGTTCGTCGACGGTCTTACTCAAAGTTCTGTTACCTCCTTCCATGCTGCTTCTGCAATTTCATTGAAAATAGGTTGTAATGCTGGATTTATATAATCACGACCTTCAACCCATCCACCATTTCTTGTTCCATGACCATACTGCAGAATTACAGCGATACAAATCCCACGATTGACATTCGAATTGTAAAAAACTATAGACACACCGTTATCGCCTTTTTCGATCTCGTAATACCAGGAACTCGCTGTCAATCCAGTATCTACTGGCGTTGCTTTGGATAACGCATCGATGCCACGTTGTCCATATTTTGCTAATACGGAATCGAACTTAGCTACTTCTTTTGCTTTGATAAGATATTTTGTAAGCTTTGAAAAATCACCTTTTTGTCGGATTGTTAACATAATTCCTTTATCCTTTCGTATTCCAACGTTTTTTTCTAGCAGCATTAAGTGCCGCATTACGTTGCATTATTTCTCCTTGACTCATTTTCTTAGCAGGTTGATTCTTGATACTACAAACTCTTATAAGAGTTATGAGTCTATTCAAATGCCATTTTTCAAATTTAACGGGAATATTTAACGAAATCATCCAATAATAAATAAGCTCCGATGTAACTATTTCGTGATTACTTTTTCCAGTATCTCGAATTGTTGTTGCTGTCATCGGAGCATTTATATAATTCACTATTTCTTGTATGTTTTCAGCTGTTAAACACACATAAATATTCTGATCTACATTTTTCGTAATGGTCATGCATTTAATGTAATCTATAAGTTCTTCTTCTGTTTTGTCTTTTGTATTAATGAATGATTTATTCCATTTTGACTCCCATTTTGAAATCGATAAGAGAGAGTGCTCCAGCTGTATTGTAGTTTCCTTTATCGATAGGAATTGTTGATTCCGCTCGTCCCATAAATCATTCATTGCCGGAATTGTTATCTGAAGCATCTCATCCCTCCTAACTATTTATCGAATGGTGCTGGAATAGAGCTTTTTGGTGTTTCAACTTTTTTAGGCATAATACCATTTACAAAATCTGCTGCTGCTTTACTATCTGTAGCAAGTTTCATGAATAGCTGAGAATATGCTTCTGTCTGAGAAAACTCTTCTCGTAATGTGTCGTTCTTGATAAATCTTTTTCCATCGGGACTCTTAACACCGTAAGAACGTAAAACCACATCTTTAAATGTCTGCATAATTGTTGGTCCATCCTGAGCCTGCACAATGCGCTGAATCATTTCAGCCATGCCACCTGTTACTCCAAGTTCCATTTCCATAACTTCTGCTTCAGATAAATTGAAATAGAAATCTTCAGTTCTTTCTACTCCATTGTAATCGTTATATGTAATTGTCTTTTTTACCATTTTCTAACTCCTTTTAATAAACAAAAATAAAAGCCCCTATGACTTTTTAGTAGGGGCTCTTGTTATCTTTTTATAGACGTTTATACAAATCTTATCCTGCTGCATTCATAATCGTCGCTACTTCATCTGGAAGTGGTAATCTAGCTGCTGCTGACTCTCCGTATAAGACATCTTCAAGTGCTTTTAGTTTGGCTGCATCTGTCTTTGTAGAATCAATTGTGATAATAGCTGTCGGTTTTCCGCCCGTTACACTTACAGGAGTTGTTGTAACCTCCCACGACATTGTAATAGCATCAGGACTATCATTGATAGATTCGTATCCTTTTTCTGAAGGTGCCGCCATTCCACCATACATAAGATGTAATTTATAGCCATAAGCGTCTTTCTTAACGTCGTTACCTAAAACAGTTCTCCAAGATAAACCGAATGCACTACGATCCTGCTGACCAATGCTTACGCCTTTTACTAATTCTTTTTCACCCTGACAAACTCCAAACTCTTCTGGATATGTATAAGCCTCAATTGTTGCTCCATATTCTTCTGCAGAAATAAGATCAAGGTATTTAATATCATCAGCATACAGAGGATTTGACTCTGCACCAGATGGGGATTCCGTAATAGCTGTAACACCATTCCACGCTACACCCTTTGGATATGCTCCGCTTTCATCCTGTGGATATAACACGGTCTGTTTAACACCGGTTTCGTAGAATCGCTTACCTGTATCATCCCAAGTAAGTCTAGTTTCTGACATAATATTTCCTCCTGTTTAAAAATATAAATTTAGTACATCGTGATAGAGATTATTTGATTTGTATTGTCGTTCGTAAGTACAATACGGAAGACTTAATAACTTAGATATTAAATCATCATTTGGTAATATACCGATCACGATTAGCTCATAAGTATTATTCATGGAATATACAGTATCATCAGCATATGTGATTCTTCGGTCTTTCATTGAATAGACTATAGCTGGATATTCCATTTCTTTTGATTCTGGAGGTTGAAAGTATACATGACGACCTCCAAGAATCTCTTCTAATTTAGTCTGTAGTTCCTGGCGTGTCGCCATTGTATACACCTCCTGTCGTTAGGATAAACCGTGGATATTGCGGTTCAATTTCTGTAACCTTCCACTTCGTTCCTATAATTTCCACGTATCGAATATTAGAATAATTCTCAGTCATAAACGGATTGGCAAGAATACTAATTGTGTTAGATAAGACTAACTCATCATTAATATTACTGGACGTCTGGTATCGTCTACGACTGGTGGTTATATCTCCATAATGTTCTCGTTCAACAATTTCTGGAACATATACGCCAGGTTCAACTTCTTTTGTAATTCCATATCCGACTTTACCAAACCATTTTCCCATTTTGAATTTCTCCTATTCTTCAGCTGCTACAGACTGTACTGTTGCAAGTTTCGCTGTTGTTGGTGTAGTGTCTGCTGTCACGTATGTAAGAGTTACAATTCCAGAAGCTTCATTCATCGCTACTGGTTTATACTCTTTCTTATTATCAACAATTACAGCACCTTTATAAAAGAGGTCTTTTAACATCTCTGCTGCGACTCCAACTTTACAGTCAGTATCGCTATATGCTTTACCAGTTTTTACATATACGAATGTTCCAACAATATGCTGGTCGTTTGCGTCTTCATAAATTCTTTCCATTTATAAACCTCCACCTAGGCTGTTTTCTTTGTCTCAAGTACAATTGCTGAGAATGGTTTAGTTAAAGCTCCTGAGCAACGTGTTTCGATCAGGTATTTCTGCTGGTTGTAATCAATGTCGAAATCGTCGAACATGTTAATTGCTCCACCTTTATCAGCACCAACATTATAATCGTTCAGATTAACGATGATTGCCTGTAAAGTATATGTATCGCTGCCTTCTTTTCTTGTCTGGTTATTCATAACAGGAACAGTAACGATCTTAGATACTCTCATCGCTGTTGCGACTTCATTTTCGTTAGCGTAGATACGTTTACCATTAGTGTCTTTTAATAACAGACACTCTGTTAGCATTTCCGCTGTCATATAAGCTGTTGGAGAACCAGATCCTCTATAATCTGTCATAGAACGTACTGACTGATCGATGAATTCTGTCGCTAAAGCCGCTTTATCAGAATCATCCCCTTTAACAATTCCTCTGATTGTGTATAACTCTTCATCTTTCCAAATTGGACGAATGTTCTGTTCATTAATCTTATCATCAGAAGAAGGTAAACGGCCATCTCCAATAAGAATAGCTCTAGCCATTTCCTCTTCCAGCATCATTCTCATTTCAGATTTTAGCCATGCGACAACATCGAAATCTGTGATATCGATTACATCATCGCGGTCTAATTTCTGTTTTTTATAGATTGTTGTAGGTGTTGTTGTTCTCTTAAGTAAACCGAATACTTCTTCTTTCTTCAGTTTACCTTTCATATAACCTCTGGCTCTCGCTTCATCTGCTGTGATATCAGCGAACATAGATTTAATACGACTGAATGGAGTGTGATGAACTCCGCTCATTACAGTCTGTACCCAGCCCATTTCACGTTTAATGAAATCAGGTGGTGTATTAAGCGATTTAGCTTCTGGGAAAAGGTATTCAATATTTTCGATACCGTATTCGTCAGCGTGCTGAAGGAAGCTTTCTTTTAAACTTCCAAATCGCTTTCCATCTTCAATGATCGTCTGCATCTCAGAATGTGAGAGAACATTTTCACTGTTCTGTTCTTCAGACTGATCAAATACATTATGTTTCATAGTGTTATCTCCTCCTTCGGAATTATTATTTTCTAACGCTTCTCCGATTAATGCATAAACTACCTCTTTCTGTTTTTCATTTAATGTGTTGAAAATATCACCGATAGTTTCGTCATTTTCGTCTGTATTCTTTTCTGTTTTTTCTGGTTTTTCCACTGGTGGTTTAGGATCATCAGAATGCATAATTGATAATTCTTCCCCTGTATAAATCATTGCTTCATCCTCAATAGTTGCTCCATGCTGAATCACAGATTGGATAGATGCACCTGGATTAGCTCCTGCAAGTACAAGACTTACTTCTCGAATATTTCCATGCACGACATTTGACATATTCTGTTTCAACTGATTCGCATAAATAGAAAGAGCCGAGATGTCACCATGCTGAATAAGTAGCTTGGCTGTTTTTCCCGCCTCTGTATCATTGAGTGAACAATATGCGTACACTCCATCTTCTCTGTTTTCTAATAATGCATGTCCTAATACTTCATTAGGATCATCATGCTGATGGTTCCAAACTAACGGAACTTTCTGTCCATCATTTTGTTTGAAAGCATCTCTCATAATTGTACGTCCGTCTGAGCATTTGAGGTTTGCTCTGGTAGCCCATCCGGAAAAATCATACTTCATTTTGATTTTCTCCTCCTTCATCATATTCATATCCGTCATCATACTCAGGCGGATAATTTTGTTCGTCTGTCGGTTGACTTATATTACTGTTAACCAATTCGTCCGCTTTAGGATCATTCGAAGGTTTCATACCTATACCCTGCCTAATCTCGTTTGCTGTCATAATTTCGTTTCGTGTAAATTTATCAGCAATTTCTGCTATATCATTTACCGGTACTAATCGGAACGGATCTCTAAAGAAACAAATAGACTGTCCTTGTGTACGGGCAGTCTTAGTTAGAAATTTTCTTTTTAATTCGTTTACGATTGCAGAAATTATAGGTTCGATGGTTCGATTGTTATAGTTTAACATTGTCTTTTCATCGGCCGTTCCATCTAAAATACTTTGTGTGATATTCATCTGTGCAAAGAACTGATTTGTCAGATATTCGACAGAAGACATAAGATTGTTCTCCACACTTCGGTTTAGCTGTGTTATTTTTTCAGTACCATCTGTATATGCGATACCGTATGTGCTTCCCGCTAGCTGATCCTCAATTTGCTTACGTCTTTCTTCAGCCTGTTTCTTTCTTGCATCAGACTTAATTATGTACGGCAACTGAATAATCAAATCTAATTTACTTGATGCCGTTTTCTCATCTGTCACATCTAATAAACTAAGTTTTCTTTTCAATCGCTGTAATGTAGAATTACTATCGTTAACCACTGTGTAGAATGGATTTTCGATGATTGCTACATCTTCTTTAGATAATAACAAATCTTCTTTTTTACCAGTTCGATCATTGTATAAACGTACTTTAACTTTATTCGGAAACCACTCTAAAACTTCGCCAACTCGCATTGATAAAATATCATATGAATTTGTCATGTTTGGGTTTGTGGTAGTATCTACCGGAACGATCGCTATAACACCTTTATCAAACATTGTTAATACAGCATCCTGTAAAAACGCTCGATGTGTCTGATCGATATTAGCACTTAATGTCAAACATTCATTTAAATTAGAATGCATAATTTCTATAAATCTGTCTTCTTTGTCTAATCGACAATGCTTCACATCTATTGCTGCTACATCCAATGCTATTCGATTAAACACCGATGCGGATATAGATTTTGCATTTCCTCTAGTTAATCGCGGACGATCTGGACGATAAGTACTTCCAGAACTATAATATTCATAGTTATAATCATCTGTTGGATCGCGATTATTTTTAAATACATTCCAAGCGTTTATCAGCCTAGAACCAAGTGTTAATTTCATTTAGTTACTCCTTATTCAAAAGCTTCTTTGTTTCGTTTAAATGCTACGAGTGCATCCATCATCGCTGATACTGCATCAATTTTCGCCTCGTATCGTTTTTTTAACAATTTTCTATTACCGTTCGTATCTTCCATAACAATGCAATTTCCCATAGTAAAACTCATCAATTCTTCATCGAATAATAGCATTCTATCTTCTGCTAATTTCTTTAATTCACCTAATGGTACAGATTCCGTTTTAGATCCCTGTATAACTTTCTCTATACCGAATGGACCGTTTTCACGAGACCAGCGATCTACGAATTCTTTTGCGTTATACGGATCATAACCAAAAGCTCGAACATCATATCCACGTTCGATGATATGGTTGTCCAGATCTTCATAAACGGCCATCATGTCAAGAATTGTTCCTTCATGTACAATAAGACTTCCTTCTCTCATGAAATCTTCGTATTTAGTTCTCATTGCTAACGGTAAACTGGATAATGTTTTTGATGAAATATAGTTTCTGGTTTTAACGCCAAAAGAACCATCAGATAATGGAAATAGAAATGTAAATGCACAAAAGTCATCACCTTGCGATAAGTCGGCGCCAAGAGCACATGGCATTTGCCAATAATCTCTTTTTCGTCGATGTGTAAGAGTTTCTTCATATGTGAAGAAATACGTATAACCTTCCATAGGAATACCGAAACGTTTTGCTAGGATATCGTTTCTGGATGCTGGGTTATGTTCAGCCTTATCAACGTCTAACTGATAAGTTTCATAAGTAACAGTCTTTCCTAGATTTGGATTAGCTTTTAACCACATATCAGGATCATTTACTTCTTCTATAGAATCTAATTTGTAATACCAGATTGATACATGTGGATTGAAATATTCACCTTTAAGAGTATTCATCAACTCCATTTTGATTGTATCACCGACTCCGTTACGAACTGTACCTTCAGAACTCGTGGCTATGATAAGATAATCATCATTCTTAGATGCTCCCTGTTCGATAGCTCCAATCGGATCTTCCCTAACATCACCGGATAACCATTCATCAACTGTGGCGACCTTACATCGCATACCTTGAAGCTTGTCTATACTCATTGGACGTACTTCTAATAGTGAACCAGTTAAGAAATTTTCTATTCCTTTCTTTGTAGGAACTAGCTTCATTCGATTTGCTTTCGATCCAGTCGTGTTCTGTAAAGAACCTTCTGTTAAGAATTTAAACAGCGGACCTCTCGCTCTTGTAATGGATGTTCGAATAGGCGACATAACTTCATCAGCCTGTTTCATGGTCGGTGCTGTTGTAATCTGATATGTCGTACTTGTATCGACATTTAAGAAGAAATTCTGTATGCAAGATTCATACATAGACTTTGCAGCGCCTCTTGCTACAATAAGATACTGTTTGTTGATAAGTCGTTTCTTTATGGTCTTTGTTACATAATGACCACCATGACCATCTGGATCTGGTTCATACACACTTCTATCTATGAAGTAATACCAACCAAATACCTGTTCTGCCCAAACCTTAAACGTTGGTAACAAATTAAGGTCTTCTCCATCAGTTAAAGTTAATTCATTCTCGCAGTATTCTATAAAACCATTTACTGCTTTATCGTCGTAATAGATTCCAGGATCATCAATCAACCGATCGATGCGATTCATCTCCATCGAAATTTCTTTACATACCGGTATCTCTCCACGAATAACAGCATCTCGAAATTGCCCATAATAAAAAGGAGTAGCTGTATTACTTAATGACATAGGCTAATCCTTCTTTGTTTTAAACGATTTTCGCAATTCTTTTGCAAATAAATCTTTTCCTACTTTTATAGCGGAACCAACTAAAATTTCATTGATTGCTTTATTGGCTATTTTAGAAACTTGTTTTTTCCCTTTTGAAATCGTTTTATTTTCTAGATTACTAACTTGTTTGTTAAGATCTAGATAGTCTTTTTCTAATCTAAGTCTATTTACTTTCTGTTTAAGTTCGACGTTACTCATAGCTTTTACGGGTTTATCATTCATCCCCTTAGAAATTTTTTTCTTACGGATATTTCTACCATTTGTTAAATCAGAATATCGATTCTCTAACTTAGCAGCTTTTCGTCTACCTCGTTCGTTTAAAGTCCCGTCACGGTTGTGATACCTTCTGACACCCCATTTCATACCTAGGACGCCATGATGATATAATTCATTCTGTGTCATTTTGACCTCCTTCGACTTGTACGTTTAGTCGCCATTCTAGTTCTTTGATTTGCTCTTTATAACATTCCATAACAGCAGTACTTAAAGGAGGATCGAATAATATTTTCACCTTTAAATGCATATAAGTTTTAACTGCGTGAAGATTAGATTCATCGGATACAAAATCAGTCCAAACAGTATTTTCATCAGTGATGCTAAAACCGTTTTTTGGACCAATACCCAACTGATGTAGAATCATGAATACAGAATTAATATGTACGATCAAATCTTGATCGAATACTTTATAATCGGACGATATTCCAATCATTTTTTTAACACTATTTAAAATGCTAAATTCTTCATCCATGTTTTACCTCTTTTCTATTATTCGACTCATCAATTTTTAAGTATCTACTCATACAATAACCAATTGCTGGTATTCCGTTAATTTTTGTTATCGAACACCAATCTGTTGATTCACCCAGTTCACACTCTAAAACGGTATCAACATCGATAATTGTTAAAATGTTAGAGTCCTTGGAAGGATTTGCTCTAACACATAATTTTTCACAATTACAAACAGTTGCTTTCATCATTTTCACCTCCTTTAATAATCATATAACTGGACTCTCTTGGAATCGAACCCAGGACCTATCGTTTATGAGACGATTTCTCTAACCAACTGAGATAAGAGTCCATATGCCGGATTGGTCCGGCTTTTATTCTTCTGTGTGACATGTATTTGTCAGCTTCTTGTACACATCTTCATATAGTTCCTGTTTGTCTCCATTGTATGTGTATTCTGCATAGATGCCATCACCGCTGATCGTGGTGGACGCAAGGCATTTGTAATTCTGTAAGGTCTTGCAAGACCAAACTACAAATACATTACTCAGATCAATGTCGATCCCCGGTCTATTCTTGTGATACCATTCCACTAGTTTCTTCTTGCAAACACTCTGGAAGTGATTCATTCCTGTAATAATCATGTTTAATATCTCCTTATTCTACAAACATCCAATCTTCTGCCAGCATATCAGCTTGGCTCGCTAACCATCCCATCTGTACACCCGATGTTCCGATAAACGCAATTGCTTTATTTCTAATATCATTGTGATCACAATTAACGATTGTTCCGTCTGCTGCTGTGTACGAAATGCATATTGCAAGCTGAATATACTGATCCTTTCCGTTCCATCCTTTTCTTTTGACTTTAAGTCCGCGTTTCATGTACTTAATTGCATCTCAGAATCCAAATGTAGCTTCTCCGCCTAAAACTGGACAATTCGTTTCATCTACAATCATCCAATCATCAGATAAGATATTAGACATAGTGTACTCTACTGCCTGTGTTTCTCTAATATCCAATAAGTCACCTTTTTCTCCATCATCTTTTGTTCTACACTGCATCATAATAGTTTTTTTCTCTACATCCCAGTACCAGTATCCGCCCCAGGATGGACGTTTTGCCATACGACCTTTTTTCATTGCTTTAAATGCATCTTTAAAATTCATATCTCTTTCCTTTCTAAATTTAGGCATAAAAAGACCCGGGCCCGAAGGTCACCCGAGTTCTGTTTATCTCTTCCATGGACAAGTATCATTCTTTTTTCGAATTACTGGATCAGATATCAGCAACCCACTATCGCTATAATGTATTGCTTTATGGGTACGTGCGCTTACGCATATTAAATACTCTGGATTTAGTAATAATTCAGTCCTATTAATAATGTCATCTCTTGTAATTGGGTTCATATGATGTACAATTATATACGAATTTAATTCACGTCCCTCAATACCTAGATCTCTTCCAGCATCCCTAATAATCACGTCATTTCTTATAGAAAGCCATTCGCGATCTTTATAGAATAATTGATTTAAATAACGATCACTTCCGAAAGTTTCTTGTCCAACTTGTCCATCTAATTTTAAATATTCATACCGTTCTTCAAACGTCGGTAATAATATAAGTTCACTATACGTCCTCATCATTCGTCTTCATGTCCTGAATATTTTTTCATACTCTTTATAGCCTCGGCATATAATTCTTCGACATGTTTTGTTGATTCTAACGATTCTGTTTTCGCACGCAACAGCTTATTCTCTTCTTCTAACTTTTCCATCTCTCTTTTTTCTCTTGATGATCCAAGTTTTAAGAAATGAGTGATAACTTGAGACGATGCAGTACCTTCCATCATCTGTCTCTCAGCTAACTTATATGCCATGTTAACCATTCGAGCTTCTTGTACCTCTGGAGATGTTGCTGGCGGTCTTGTTTCGCCTTTTTTAGCCATGCTTCCACCTTCCTTTTTACATGTTTGCTATTGTTAATTCGATAGTTTCTGACAACATTTTGGTGCATACATTGGATTTATTAACTTCTTTTTGGACAACAATATAGACTCATGGTAGAAATTTTTTAGGATAAAGTATCTTTTATGAAAAATGCTTTGACAAAATCTTGTAATTTTATATAATTTACTTTCTTTATAGGTATGTATGCACCAAAATGTTGTCAGAAAAATACCGCCGGAGAATTTTTAAAGAGGGCGGCGATGTAGGGGAGGGGGTAGTTTTTTAGACACCCCCCTATACCTTAATCGAATGCATATACGTGTTCGTCGCTCTTTCTTTCAACTTTCTTATAAATATTTAAGAAATCGTTAGCGATGATCGTATCAATTGCTTTTTCTTTCTCCTGTTCTTCTTCAACTTCCGACAAATCGTCAGGAAGGTTGGCAAGTAATCTTGCTAAGTAACCACAAGTGTTGTATCCTTTTTCGTTATCAAACAAAAGCCATTGAGTAAAGTCGTCAAACGGATCAAAAGGATTGTCAAATGTAGTTAATCGATATTCAATCATCCATTAAACTCCTTTCAAATACTTGTTTACGGTTGACGCTGATACACCCAATTTCTTAGCTATCTCATCAATAGTGTAGTTAGATCCACTCAACACTTTGATTCTGTTTACTTTAGCTGCACTAAGTTCTTTAGTAGCTTTTGGTGTAGCTAATTGTCTAAGCACATCAATGTCGGTATTATCAAGTATCTTCTTAAGAACATTCTCAGATACAGCACCAGCCTGAATAGCTTTCCATTCACTCTCTGTAATTGGTATTGATCTATCACGCCTAGCAATAGAACCGACTTCATCCCTGTATTTAGAGATTGCCTGTTGTTTAGCTTTCTTAAGATCTTTCTTAGACATCTCAGTAGTTTCTATTTTCTTATTAACTGCAGCATTGGCTTTACGTTGTGCTTCTCTCTCACGAGTAGCATTCAATAATGCAGTGTTAAGTTTAGCTTTTAAAGAATCAACCTCTTTCTGATACTTCAATTTAGCTTCACTACTGTACGCTATCTTACCAGTACTCATCATCTCTTTACGTGCTTCATTAGCCATAGCTTTCATACTATTAGCATAATCAGCATAAACGAGTTCCATTGGATGTTTTGCTTCTGATACTAGGGTGTTAGCATCATCTGTTTCTCCCATCCTAGTACTCTTCTGATATCGAGTCTTTACAACTTCCGTTATCTCACCTGTTTTAGGATTCAGCTTCTTAACGGTGTACTTTGAGTCATCGGCAGTCTTATAGATCAACGCTCCTTCAGGGCGGGTTGGATCATAGTCTGGGGTGCCTTTGATATTAATCTTAGGTGTACCCTGACGTTTCTCAACCTGCTTCTCTCCTTTACTTCTTGAAATAAGAGTTGAAGCTCCGCCATAACGCATTCTTCCATTCTCATCCATATGAGGTTGGTATTCTTTACGTAATGCACGAATATTATTGTCTAACTCACTCTGTTTGTAGTCTAGTTTATGTTTTTCGGCATCAATAACAACCATCGAATGTCTAACAGCTCTAGCTAATTTGTCAGGACTTGCTCCTGCTAACGTCATATCAGTAATCAGGTTCGATATCTTACCCATTTCTGTATCAGTCTTAGTCATGATTCGGTATTCTCTACCATCTCGATAGTAATGTTTATTACCATCTTTATCTTCTTTAACTTCTGACGCACCATAACTTGTCTTTGGATCAAATCCTTCTAATTTTTCTAATGATTTTGTAGATGTGATCTTAACTTTTCCTGCTTTATCATGTGTTGGAATAGACATTACTGTATCGCCGTCGAAATCAGCGCCACTTAAACGTTCTGCAACTTTACTATTAATACCAATAGCATCGGGCACATCGGTTCCCAAAAGCTTTCTTGCTTGAGGGTGTTTATTATTTACAGTCAGAATTGGTATTTCAAAGGTTCCACCATGCGGAAATCTTATCAACGCGAGTTTAGTACCGTTTTCGTAATTAGGTGCGTAAACTTCTGTATCTTTCATGGTTGTAATTGGAATGATAACGCTGTATCTTTGTCCTGGTAATGCTGCAGCTTTAAGATCTACGGCTGCAGAATCGCATGTATCTGAGAATTTTTGTAATAAGTACTTCTTGACAGTCGGATTGGTCAATGATTTAATTTCATCAAACTCAGCTTGTTTATCCGCACGAGCCAGACCAAGTTGTTTCTTAGCCATATATAAAGACTGTTTGGATAAGAACTGTGAAGGTAATGTATTATCCCAATCGTTCCAGTCACCCTCATCGGATTTCTTATTAATAAGTCCGAGTTTTGCTCCTGGTTTACTAGAACTAACTCTTTCGCCAGTCTTTGGATCATACCAATACTGACCGCCTTTATCGGCATCTTTAATTAATGCTCCAAAAGGGTTGTCAGGATCATCCTTAATAGGCTTCAATACATCCATCATCGGTGTACCTTTTGATTTGTTTGTGTTAAACATAACATCTACGCCTTTTGGCAAATCATCAGAATATACAGCCATTCCTTTAAGATAATGCGTGCCATCAACCAATATACGAACCTGTGCATATCTTGATTCACCAAGGCTTAGATCTTTCACGCCTCTTCGAATTTCAATAACACCATCTTTCTCAATACCACCATCTTCGTTATATCTGATCTTTAATCGTTTAGAATCTAAAGAAGCTGGATAGCTAAATTTCTTTTCGTATGTATCACCACCATCACGAGTAATATAATCTTTCAAAGAATATACTTTGTCGTAATTATATATTTCTTTATGTTCCGTTCCTGGTTTACAAATAACTCTCTGATTGATCTGTTGCCCAGGATTGGTTGCCTGTGGAATACCACCTTTATAAATTGGATATCCTTCTCGTTCCAACAAATATAAAGCCTGATCAAATTTAGTCTTTGATACATTCAACTCTCGTTCTACACCAGTACCAACATCGACCATTCCCTTTTTATCTACTTGTTCCTTGATAAAATTAGCGGTCTCTTTGGACTGTTTCATCCTTGATTCTGATTCTGCATTAAACCAACTTCGAACAGTGGATTCGTTTACACCCATTTTTCTACCGATCTCAGAATCATTCAGCCCATCTGCTTTTAAAGACTTTGCAGTTGCAACGTTATACGCTCTACGTTCATCTTTAGCTAAAGCTTTCTCAATTCTATATTGGGTAGTATTGATACCAAATGCTTCTTTGATATTTTCGGGTGTTTCGGTCCAACCGGTTTTCTTTAAATCTTCGACTCTACTAATAAAGTCTTTACTTCCATGCTGATAAGGATCTTCACCGGAACCCCAAGGATATCTACCGCTTCGACGAGGCATTCCATAATGCTCTATGTATTCTTCATCAGACATTCCTGAATCCAAATATATACTCATCATTTCTTGAACAACTTTATTCATCGTCCTAATTCCTCCTCGTCTCGTTTTTCTAACAATTTATCATCATGAATAATAATATCCATAATGGTTGATATATCATCAGGATCTGGTTTATGAATTATTACCTCATCGTTCTGATATATTCGCAGTTCTATGTCTTTTAATTCATTTGGTTTTAATCTATATTCCAAACAGAATAATGCAGTATATACTTCTAACTGATCCATTTTAGCTGGATGATTACCAGTCTTAAGATCATGAATTCGTAATATACCTTTATCGAAACTGATTGCATCTGCAGTACCAAAGAAATGATCAGAATAAAATAAGACAACTTCGGTATTCATTCGAAAACCAATTGCATCATTCACGTATGCATATAAAGTTTTCTTAGACCGAGGTTGTCTTATTTTTAAATCGATTGTATTCTTAGCCCATTCATGTAACTGCGTTCCTATGTACGAAGCTTTCTTGTTATCATAGACACTAAGTAATTTCTCATCATCGTATCTTAACCATGCACTTTGACTTGCACTAAACGGAGCATGAAGCCCCTCAAGATTTGAATGTTTGTTCCAAATCATTTAATACGTCCTCCTTATTCTCTGGATATATAAAACGCGAAAATGACATGTCTTCCATTTTGTCAACATAGTAATCCTGATTTGGTCTATGCGAAGCTTTCTTATTTTTCTTAACTTCAAGAGAAGCCCACTTATCTTTGTATAAAATTAAAAGGTCAGGAATGCCTTGAATGTCTGCTGAGTCAGCTTTCATAACAATGCATCCTGGAAATTTATTTTTTAACTCTTTTTTCAAATCAGATTGAAATTTACTTTCTAACATTTTTATCTCCTTTCACTTTCATCCATCCAACTCACACAAGATGATTTAACATACCAATATTAAAAATCATCGTACATCACAGAAAGGAGTTCATCTTGTATGAGTTATCAGATGAACGTCTTAAGTAGGGCAGAGAAATAAAAGAGAAACAACTAAAATTAGTTCTCTCTCTCATAAAAGGGCATGTTTTTTTCGCGAATTTTAAAAATAGTAAATTTTTGTAATAATGTTCGTTTTTTATTGTTTTGGTCAAAAGCCCACTTTTTTTCGCAAATCTATATATATTTATTAATTTTTTCTTCACAATTAAATAGAAATAAAAGTGGGTTTTTGACCAGAAACCCCGCAAACCCGCATAAATACGTGGTTTTTGCGTGGCCACTTTTGTTTTTAAAAGTGGGCAGAAAGTGGGCAAATGGCCAAAAATTGACCAAAATTCTTCAAAATTGACACAAAAATAACCCGCCATTTTCACAAAAATAACGAGTTGCCCAAACATAATTGACCAAAAGCCCACTTTTATTTTTAAAAGTGTCCACAAAATTAGCTAGATTTTTTGTTATAAAATTGCTCTCTTTCCTCCTTCATACGGAAAATATCTTTAAGTTGACACGCTCCATTTGGGTATTTTTTCATACGTTTTTCAGTCAAATAACACTGCTCAACATACTTACAATCGTAACAAGACTCCTGCTTTCCATCCGAAATATACTTGTCAGAGAACATCTCACGATCATCTTCACGAGTGTACGCACGCTTACAACCTGTACATAAACCCAACAAAATATTACGTGTCATACTCTTTTCATACCTACAACCTTTACAAGATTTCATATCAATCACTCCTCCCAAGTAGCTATATAAGGTGTGTTTTCTTGTTCAGGTAAATTTGGTTTCGGACCATATATAAGGAATAAACTAGTTATTTCAAGAGGTGTCATGTTATACGTTTCTTTGAGACATCGTTTGAGCTCATCGTATACAGATTTAGTAATTCTAATCTTTCTACAATCAATAGTCGGACGTGAACCACCGTTATGTTTACTTACCTTATCAGCCAACATCTCATAAAAGTCAGGCAAAGATAAGTAACAATCCTCTTTTGATAACACGATAGTTGCCATACCAATCACTCCTTCTTATGTTTCTTCCAACGATCTATTACATCTAACAGATTTAATAATTGTTTGATCCAAAAGATAATTGCGCATAAAGCTATAACTATTAAAAGGAGCTGCCACAGATACATATAAATTGTGTGTAAAATATTCATACCAATCACTCCTTTCTAACCGCACTCCAACAAAACCCATCATCTGGTGTTTTCTTCCAATATAACTCACAATAGTCACAATCACCATGACCGGTATACCCTTTCTTAAAATGCTTACAGTCAATACAATAACAATCTGCCGTAGGTGCATCGTCGAAACGTTTCTTAAACTTCCGTTTCCATTTTTTCATAGCCCACCAAGATCGCAACTTGCTACCAATCTTCATAAGTCTAACTAATAGTTCGCTTATAATAAAAATGGCACCTGATACTGCTAGAACGACAATACCAAATGCCAAACAAAATAAGAACACCAATATCACAAAGATGATAATACCGAATAATATACTACTGATCACTCCGCTTTCTCTCCTTTCAACTTCTCGTAAATATCAACAGCCTCTTTTCCCTGATACGCCTGCTTGATAGCCGCCATCTGATTCATCTGCTTCTGACCAACAATCAAAACAGAATCTTCTTCTTTACCTGTTGAATTTGTAAAACTAACAATAAAACTTTCTGTTACTGGTTTCATGAAATACCTCCTCCCAGTTCTATTAAATATGCCCCACCTACAAGTAGTGCTAAAATAATCTCAGATGCAAGAATCCATATAATAAGTTCGTATGGTTCATCTTCGGTATAAGAATACATTAAAACACATCCAAATATAGCGAACACACTAAATATTGCAAACAAGCCTAAAGCACTGTATATCATTTCTCATCACTTGCTTTCACGAATCTTTCGTTGAACCATTTATTAGTACAAACCGTAAGTTTTTTAATACCTGGCGATTATATATTTAAATCGCCAACATCGATAATACCTACTAAATCATCATCTTTTGGGTCTAGTAGAATAATAGATTTCGCTACATCCGTCAGCTGTTTATCATATACTGTAATAGAATCAAGAAAACGAATTATTTCTTCATAGTTTTTCCCGGTCCATTCAATAGCTATAACATACTCATGATTTTCGTTGTTATAATATAACTCACTTGTTTTTGTATTCACTTTAGTTTTTCTTATGTATTCTCCAGCATATTTTATAAATTCATTATAATAATTACGTTTATTACCTAAAGCATGTTTAGATATAGCCATCGCCATACCTTTTTCTGGATCGAATTTCTCTATCTTATCACATTTAACGACAGTTTTATCGCCATTACTCCAGAAAACAATGGTAGCTGGTGGATTAAATATCACATTTTTAATGGTTACTTCTTCCATATCTTTCTCCTTCTTTAAATCCACTGTGTAATGTTTTTTCGTCTCGCCTATTTCAGCTAACATACCGACAAAGGGCCACTGGTTTAAAAACTCATCTCTGCTTGGTACAAATAATCTATTTGTAGGCATAATAATCGTCTCCTTTCTTACATTTCTCGATACAGCTACAGATCCTATCTACAATTCCGTAGACACATACATAAATAATCAAAGCTTTGATAATAAAAACTAAAATATTACTCATTTTCTTTATCCTCCATAATCTTGTCTAACCATTTGGCTATTCTTTTTCCTAACAAATATGCAAAGTTTATCATCACTACAAATAAAATCATTATTAAAGCTCCTGGCCATAATAATATCAAGATCATCGCTGATTCATCAGAATCATCAAATCCCCATGAATCATATATTGATGCACAAACGAAACCAAAGAATAGATAGACAATTACTAATATAATTTTAAAAATCATTACCATCTCCTCTCGTATTCCAAGAGTTTTTCGTTTTTACTAGGATTAACTGATTTTTTGTTATTCTTCTTTTCTTTCTTTTCCATAGAATCAGCAATTCGTTCGAGTGATCTAGCAATGCTCTGTAAAGCATTTAATGTATCTCTATCAAATCTATCTCTTACGCTCATAGTTTGTACCTCACTTTCGTCTGTCTATATCTATTCTTATATTCTTCTTCGTCCCAGTATCCGTATTCTCGTCCGTCAATAACGATCGCTATAGAGTTGTCCGTGAATCTGTTATATACTCGCTGTATATCTCTTTTTAGTGCTGGTAAATACCCATCAAGATAAGCTTTATGATGTTCTATTCTGTGTGTTACTTTTGAAATACTATTTTTAGATTCAGCTCGTCCACTATTAAGAAACTGCTCATCTCTTTCAAGTTCACGTTTAGCATTTCTAAATATAGAAGCGAAAGATGTAACGATATTATTCAGATCATCTAATGTTCCGATATACACCCATCCGCTTCCGCCTACAGTTCCGACTGCTACCGTCTGTGATTCAGGTAGTGCTTTTAAATATTCTCCTAATTGCATTTCTCTGACCTCCTAAAACTAATCGAATATATGTTTCTTAGTTACAAATAACAGAACACCTGTTATTAGCATTAAAATAAAAAATGTGATGTCATAGTCTGTAACCGGTATTGATAACAAACCTAACATCACACATAATGCTCCGTATTTTCTATTTTTTTGTTGTTCCATATCCTTTCTTTTTCACCTCCCAATTTACTGGTTTGTGAGAATATAGATTAACCGGGTGAGCTAAGCACTCATCACATGGATCTTCATCCTCATTTTTATTTGTGTATTTGCAACTATGACAATACTCGTTAAAATGTACTTGCTTTAAATCGTATTCCATTCGTCTAACTCCTTTTGTTTTATGTAATATATAGGTTCGTGATCACTCACCACATCAAAGTTACTGTCTATAAGTTTATTATTTGTACCACAGATAATATCTGGAATTGGTCTTATACCTAGACATTGTTTTCTTGAAAATACGAATTTAGTTCTTGTATTATCTGTAGTTATGACAAGCTGATTAAAATGCTGTCTATATTTTATTTCCGCTTCTCTAAGCTGATCGACAAGTACCAAATATTTGTGTCTGGCGTCATTCGCGTTCTCAGCTAATACTAAAAAGTTAAGCATGATTAAGCCTCCTATACATGAGATGGATTACTTTGTGCCGCTATGATCATAGCATCTTCGAGCGCCTGTTCAGACATTATTGGTTGACTGCCAACATCACGCATCATATTTTCATCAGGAAATGATAAAACAACACCTTTACAGTCCTTGTTTTTATAATATATAGCTAATAAATCCCTACAAATTTCAGCAGTCTTTCTATCTACGCTAAGACCTGTTTTTACCTCTACATTGATTTCGCCAATAACTGTTTTGTTTTTACTCATCTCTCGGACCTCCTACTCATCATCGCCTGGATACCACAAATCAGTACCTCTACTATGATCGACTTCTTTTATCTGAAATCGTTCTGGTTTTTATCAACCACCTCAACAATATAATCACCGGGTGAATTGCCTGGTTCGATTTGTATTACTTCAACGTTTCTATCTGGTTCATGTCGTTTATCTACATTATTTATGTACGTATAACTCCAAATCTCAATCCTTGATTTTTTACTTGATTTTTTCATTTTCTCCAACCTCCTATCTTGATAATAAATAGAACTTAAACCAATCTGGTAAATCTGACACTGATATGTAATAGGTAATACTTACACCCAAACCTATAACTGATACTATAGCCACTACAATAAATACCATATACCATCCAAAATAACCCTTATTTTCAAATGATACTGCCAATATTACTGAAGCGATGAAAGCTATTAAAAATATTATTGACCACATATTTTATTCCTCCTTAAACAACTACCCTGCAAATACTCCAGCAATAAATATCCAATCCATTACGATATAGAAGTGCTTTATAATCACTTAAATATGATAACTCTTTATATTCTTCGAGGTGTAATTTCGGTTTGAGTTTGCGATATTCGTAAGACATATAATCATATGCCTTATCATAAGTTGTAAATTGTTCGGTATTAATCTCATATCCATCAGTCGAAATCACTATAAAACGCTGTTCCATGATTATTTCTCCTCTCTCCCTTTAAGATGTCTTTCTATAGAATCACACAATGTTCGATTTGAACAATCTATAGAAAGAATAGTTACTGCTACTGTGTGATCAGTGTATATATCGTCACGAAGCATAGTTGCCTCGAAACATGGACACCCCTGACATTTTTCAGCTAAATGGTTTTCTGTTTTGATCATCTTCTCTAACCTCCTAATCTAAAAAGAGAGCCTACCATTTGATAGACTCTCAAATAAATCCTGACCAATCTTACAACGATCCATAATAAAATTCATAACAAGACAACTAGAATGATCAAGATTTTTTAACGTTTCAATTGTTTCTTCTAATATGACACGGTATCCATGTTTTACGAATGTATATTTTATGGCTTTTGATTCTGGAATATACCTCATGTCATAGTTGATGTCATGTTTGTTAAAATAATCAGCGAGTTTCAGCATTATTATCTCTCCGATCATTCGTTAATTTACATACTCTTTCTTTCCATTCTGGATGATCTTTACCGTATTCAGATGCGTCCATAATTCTAAACCAAGCTTTATTAGGTTCGCCTTCGCTGTCGTATAATTCGTAATATATTCTCATGAGTACACAAACAGTCATTTTTAAGAATCCATAACAAGCATTGCGAGCGGGAACAATAGTAATAATACTTCCAGATGACACCTTAGAGTATACATGTTTTATATACATTTTTTGGGGTTCAGACAACTCAACGTCCAATACATATTCGATGAATTCAGCCACATCCATTTTCTTTTTACTCATTTTTTAGTTCTCTCCTTTCAAATATGTCTTAAGAAATTCACACAATGCGTTATTTTCGCAATAAATATCTATATTGTGCATTATTGATTTGTTGTCGCTAAACATTTTTACTTCCTCATATTTAGGTTTGAATTTAGGACAGTCGTGACAAATATCATATACATGTAAGCTTGTATTTATCATAAATATTCTCCTTTAAAATAAAAAGAAAAAGTCTTAGATTTCTCTAAGACCTCTTCTTTGAAAACTCATTTGTTTTTAATGATACCTGCAATAATACCAATAGTAATACCAGCTAAAATTGCTATACGAGCTTTAGTACCTCTTTTTTTGTTAGTATCTTCTTCGGCTTCAAGATAACCTAACTTATACCAATATTCTGAATTATAATTTTCCCAATCAGCATTATTTTTAATAAATTTTTTTAAACTATCGCTAATTCGTTCAGATTCTTCATCTTTTGATTTTTTTAAGTTATCAATACGCTTTGATACTTCCTTAACGTGAAAATCTCGCATATCTTTTTCTACATCTAGTAAAACTTTATTGAATTCTTTCATAATAAATACCTCCTAAAAATAAATCATCGTTTCCATAATACAGAGTGTTTATTTCGCGAAGGATTATAAATAATCTTCAGGTTGATATTTGTTCAGTTCAAATTCATGAATGTAGACAGTGCTGTTATCTGACACGTCTATTCTTTTTATACATGTTCGGTCATCGGTTAAATCTATAATCGAAAAATATTCACTACTTATATATGCTCTGGCAGCATCAATAGCTTTTTCTAAGGATGTAAATACACCAATTTCTATTTTGTATGGTTCTAAAAAATCTCTTTCAACTAATTCAACATAATATACTTTGCTCATAAATATTCCTCCTTAATCTGGTTCACACACTTTTACACGACCTTCTATAACCATTCTACCGGTAGTCATATCTCTATATTGTTCAGTTCTAACGAATTTTCTTACACCATCGGTAATATCTTCAAGTAAATAATTCTTCATTAGATCCTGATAATAATTCAAAGTTTCATATTTAGGATCAAGCTCTTTTCGTGCAGCTAATGTAACTATCTGATGATAATCAACATGTATCATAGGCGATGGATGTCCAGGAATATATTTTTGTAAACGTTCGTTCTCTTTCTTTAATTTCTTACATTTTTGTCTTAAATTCATATTATCTTCTCCTCCATGTTCCCCATCTAACGATTTTTACGTCTCTGGTATACCATTTTTCGTGTAAAGGTTCTTCTGAAAAGATATCAATCACGTTTCCTTGTACCTTATTTCCAGTATCAACGGCATAATATTCTTCTCCGTTGATTGTTAAGATACTTCCAAGTGGAATAATGTCCGGATCTACGGCCACGGTATAAAATTTACTACTTCTTACACCCATAGCGGTATGATATCCCCACCGATCTTCTCCAATCCAGTAATATGTAATCTTAAAAGTACCGAATCTTCTGCCCAAATCCTTTCGAGCTTCTTCTTCTCGGCGTTTTTGCTCTGCTTTTTTACGTTTTATAACCTCTTTTTGTGCTTTTTCAGCCTGTTTTTCTTGTCTGATCTTCTCATCGACGTGTGGTTTGAATGTTTTTTGTACTTCTTCATAGCCTTTCAAGTCAACATTGCTTTCATCAGCCGCATTAACGCTAGTTCCATTTACTGTTAACATACATACTAAGGATAAAACTGCTAAAAATTTCTTCATAGTAAAATACCTCCTTCAAATCTTTGTATAAATATCTGTTTTTATTTGTTTATTTTTCTTAATTTACGTTCGTCATATTCCTCTTTTGATATCTCAGTCCAAGCACCTGGTTCATCATCCTCAGGCTCTCTAAAGAATCTGTTAATATCAATTTTTTCTTGTTTACCTGCTTCGGTTTTTAACGCGTAAAATACTCCGATAGTATCAAAATCTCCGTTTTTCTTATCTGTCAGGAAATCTTCGCAATAAACTTTGATTGGATTACCGGGCATATAAGGCATTGTAATAGGAAACATTTCATCAATAATGCCTCGAATCAAACCTGATGAATAACTAACTTTCGGATCATTAATGTTAAGGCAATATGAACTATCGACATCGGAATATTTAACGACTCCATCCGGATAAACATGTTTAAACAATGAACTCATTCTCGTACATTGATATGATCTATAACCATAACCATTTGCTGCTCGAACATCCCAAATATCATCCGTATCTTCAATTGGTGTTAAAGGTTGTCGGTTCAAAAGACGATTTAGTATAGATTGTGTTATTTTTATACTAAAACCTGAATGTTCGTCTTCTAATAAACTTTCAAAAGCTTTTAATGCACTCTCGTAACAAGCACATCCATAATTAAATTCATCTTCTTTTGCGTTGTCTCTTTCTTTTTTACAGGCAATCTCGACTTCTCTTTTTGCCCAATCTAACATGTTACTCATTTATTTCTCCTTCCACTAATCCCATCCAGTGAACTTCCGCTCATTGAACTTCTTTTTCTTTGTAAGAGCCTTAGATATAGCAAGATCAATACCACTTCGACTCTTCAAATGGTAGTAATATAGGTCTTTATATGGTGTATTTAGCCTATCAATACGTCCGGATGCTTGTTCCATGACTTTATAAGAGTAATTCTGGCTGTAAAATATGATTGTATCTGTTTTTATACAGTTCCAACCCTCACATCCAGCCGTATATTGAACTAAATATACCCAACTTTTAGTGTCTGGCACTGGTTGATGTTTATGTCCGTTCCATTGAGCTACCTCTACGTCTTCTCCATAAGCAATATTCATAAGAATGTCTAATTCATAGTCAAAGTTATAGAATATGATAACTCTAGGCGACTTCTCCAATATTTCTAAAACAGTCATAGCTCGTCGTTCATCTGTATTCACAATCCGTCGCAAAACATAACACAAACCAGCCGCTTGTTGTATTGGTTCGTCCTTATAAATGTCCCAGCGATTTCTGATTACATCTTTATAAGTAGATATATCATACGGAACGTAGATATCCTCATGATGTGGTACAGTATCTCTAATGAAATCCATATCAACCAATATTTTGTTTCGTAATCGTATTAAACGACCAGTATTCAAATATCGATCAATTTTGGGATATTTCGTGTACCGAGAATATATTACATGCTCTCTTATAAACTCAGTTCGGTTTTTATAGAAACCATTCGCAATAAATACTGGAACATAATCCATCCAGCAATCGCCACTAGTGGCAGACAATATGATCCACTTATTTACCTTAGCTATTTTTAAAAATGCTTTAACCCATGCTCCAGATCCTTGTACTCGATCTTCGTCAAATATAAAGAACGCATTTTGTACACCCACATATTTTTTTATATTATTCCAAGAATCAATTACTACTTTGTTTTTATAGTAATTCTCTCCACCTGGTTCCGCGTAAAGATGATATGGAAGTAATTCTTCTTCCCACTCAAGAGAATCTCTTTTCATAGCTGTTGTTATGATATATAGATCCTGCGGTTTTTTCATAGGTTTAAAATTTGGAATCATGCTTCCGCCATTTTCTTTAAAATAATAATAAAGACCTGTCCGACTCTTCCCTGATCCGACACCACCAGCTAAGATGCAGCCACTAAACATCTCGTTGACTGCATCTAACTGATAATCTCTTAAGAACTGTGTTCCCATCAGATCACACCATTCTGCTGCATTTGTTTGTAATGAGTCGCCTGAGCTCTGCGATATTCAGAGAGTAATCCTTTCTCTTCTAAGGCTTTCTCACTCATACCAAAACATCCAAGAACGTCGGCATCACCTTCCCAGTTGATCGCATATTCATGATTATTCATTTCATAAAGAAATGCTTCATATGCTACGTCGTGATCTTCCATCAACTCATCTAATTCTGTTTTATGTCGCTTGATCATATTAAACCAATTTGGAACATCTTTTTTTCTAATAACATCTCCACAACCGATGATACTTGTACATTCTTCTTCCTTGGCATCCAGTTCTTTCAATGCTTTGTCTAATCCTTCATCTGAAAATGCGTATTTCATAGGGAAATCGTTAAGCTCTTTTTCGTGTTTTTTTCTGAGGTCTAAATATTTTTTTAATTGACTCATAATATTACCTCCTTTTCTGGTTTACTCGTCTTCAGGGAACTCTTCCTCGGCCATCCTTTCATCAAAACGATCCACCCTCTGGCGAATCCAGATAGACTGTAAATATGCTGCTCTGAATGGTTTACCCTGTACTACGTCATCATACGGACGAATATCTAAATCTACAGATTCAATATTCATATGATCGATTGTTCCTACCGTATTTTCATTTAATTTGATAGTTCGTGATCCTGACTGCACAATAACTTTAGGTCCTATATTATTGAATTTCACTTTTACTGGAAGAGTAATAAATGGTGGTTCACCCTCTTCTCTGTTAGGTTTGATTTTCACATTCCAAGCAACGCCATATTGATTTTTATCTGCAAGTAAAGCGTCTGCGATCTCCTCATCAGGGATAACCAAAGCAAAGTTTCTATCTCCCTCACGGTTGTATTTGTCACCAACACCTGCAAAATTACGGTATACAATATGAGCATCATCAATCTGTAAAATGTTTCTTGGTCCAAAATTTAAATTCATAATTTTTTTCTCCTTTTTTTTCTTTGAAATATAATTTGGTTAATAAATTTAAAACAAAAAGAAAGAGCCCTTATTAGGACTCCTCTTCGTTTTCTGGTTTTGAATCTTCTAATTCTTTTTTAATTTTCTGTAACTTGTTATTTACTGGTTCTAATAACATAGTTACTGTAGTTGCTACAACTACATAAGTGCAATGTGCTACATAAACGCCAGCTCCAAGTTTCATCCAATCTTTAATTTTCATGATTCATCACTCCTTTCCATAATAAGCTTTGTTTTTTACGCGAAGTCACATAGGATCGTTTACAAAGGACATCCAAAGTTTCTCATCATCAGTAAAAGGGTACTTCTTCAGGACTATCATCTGGAATAGTCATAAAGTTAACTGGCTGTAACATCGGTGCTTCCTGAGATACGAACATCTCAAAGTCCCCATACTGAGATATAGTTTCAATTGCGTCGTCAACCATTTTATTGTGATAACTCATATCAACCAGATCATCTTTATCATCTAAAACAGTGATCGTCTTACCATCAACTTCAATATCTTTGGTATTAACACCTCTCAACATTTCAGATTCCATCCAACGATATCCTTTTGCACCGGATGCATTATAGTTTTTGCCATCGTTCACACGATATAATACTCCTCCACCATGTTCAGGATTAACCGGTGTAAATTGTCCGACTCTTCCTACAAAACGTAAGTCGTGTCCTTCGGCAATTTTATCTGCTAATTCCTGTGATTCAAGCTCAAACATTGTGTCAGAAATCTTACCTTGCTTATACGATTTTTCTAGTTTTTCTAACTGTTTCTCATAATCCGTAACATCTGGAAGTTTTTCGTTAATGTCTAAATATAAATCACCTTTAGATACCGAAAATGTTGTACATAGATCATTGAATTCAACAATTTCTTTACTAAATAACGTCTTAAATACGTAAGGAATCTGGAACTGAGTACCTGTAGCAGACCATTTCCCACCCTTTTTCTTATTATCATCTGGAACATATCCATATAATTCCTGACATTTTTCAGCTGTAGCAAAGTTTGCGATATAAACTGAATCGTTTACCAGACACATACGATCATACGTAGCCTCATGTTCGAATGTATATCCATACTGTTCTCCGAAATCCATTACAAACTGAATGATTTCAGGTGTTGCGTTTGGAATTTTAATAGAGTCTGTCTTAATATGTGCTACAGTAAATCCTCTTTCTTCCACGGCATATTTAAGATCAACCATAAATAACGCTCCACGCTTAGCGACAATATTATCTTTATTACGATTATCTCTAAATGCGTTATCGAAGTTGGCCGCAGTTAATCCATAAACAGAGTTGATAGCTGTTTTTAACGCGTTCGCAAGTTCTTTGGCTGTCATTTCTCCGTTCTTAACCTTTTCAATATATGGTGTTAATTTACCATCCAACATACCATTTACTTCTTCCCATGCTTCATGCTTGATGCTAACTCTTCCCTCAACAATTTCTCTAAATCGTCTTGTGAATACAGGACCAAACAAACATTCAGCGATTGTACTATGCGGATGCATGGATGCAATATCCAACAAAGCAGCGTTATAGTAGATGCCAGGTATTCCTTCTGCTAAACCACCTTCGCCAACTTTTACGCCTCGATATGTGGATACACCATTCTCATATTTATAACCAGGAAAATATGGAAGTAAACTGCCTGCTTCCCCATGTGTCATACACATCATCTTCGGACACGCTTCTTGTAAGAAATCTCGTACGTCCTCACTCAAGTCGTATACTGGTTGAGATAAGTCACGATAACAGAATTGGTCCTGTGGATGCCTGTTCATTCCAAAAATAAACCTTGTTGTGAGCGTATTTGTGGTATCGTTTACAGTCATCCCTGCTAAATCTGCAAGAATTTGTCTAGCTGTCCAATCTCCTGATAAATGGTTAAATACTGCTTCTGTTGCAATAACATCATTATCACAATATTCCGCTACAAGAGTCCATTTATCTTCTGGGACTGGTTCATCCCAAGGTAAACCAAGCTCCTGATGATGAATTCCTAGTTGAATTTCAAACTTTTTAAGGGATTTTTTATTTCCTGCAGATGCGAAATCATAAACATCTGTATAGGATATGTTATATGCTTCTCTAAAAAATGCATTCCTGTCGCCATTGATAATTTTTTGTGATAAATTATAGAGCTGTTCGTTAGAATATCCCATAAGACGGGCATAAATGATGTGATTATCGTATCTTCGATTATTAAACCCAATCAAATTGAACTGTAATAACTCTTCGATATCTGATGGAGATGGATTAATCATACGAATGACTGGTTTTTCTTTACCTTGAAGTTTCCAATTTACGAGAAATAAGTTTGGAAATACCTCGATATCATAAAATACAATAGGTTTTTCTTCATCAATTGTAGCTAAAGAAGCATCTTCTGATTTAAACTTCATTTTACTCACTAGGTCAATACAATAATCAGCTTTATGTGTACTTTGAGCCGCGAACGCAAATATAGGATCAAACATATCGCCGACATCATAATGTAACCCACTATTGTAAGCACCTTCTAAAATCTCGTAAATAAAATCTATCGAAGGTTTTGTTCCTGGATGAATCTCCTTGTTCAAATTTCTTTTAATCTGTTCTCGGAGACTCCTTTCGCTTTTTATCACTTTTTCCTCTACCATTTTTTTACGACCTTTCTTTAGTAAACCAGAACTAATAGTCGATATACCTAAATTAATACATTTCGTAAGCAACCTTCTTAAAGAACTCTTTCCAGTAAACACTTTAACTTCAATATTCTCTCCATATACTCTACTGAGTTCTTTCGGATCTCCGCCAGTATAAATATAATGTAAGTGAATCCCTGCTCCGCTTTTACTTAATTCAGCATATGTAGCTGGCCACTTACTAGCCGCCTCAAGATTCTTCTCAAAAGATTTATTACCGTTTTCGTCCTTAATATCAAAATCAATAACAATATGATTCTCTGGGACTTGAACATAATGTAATTTTTTAGTATCAATATCTTTCAAAGTCGTCGTTACTTGATTCCATTTTTTACTAGGTGTTTCGTTTGTGGATGCATACTGTGCAGGACAATCCTCACACAATTTGTCAAATATAGATTCTGTCGAATTGAAATCAAGCCAACTTTTTTCTTCGCGATGTTCTGGTTCTGTATTTTGTTTTTTATCATTTTCAAATTTCTCTGTTCTAAATCCTTTATAATAACTTCGTACTCTCGATCCATCTTCAATATTGAAACGTTCGTTGAAGTCATGAAAATAGTTCTTCAATTCTTCCTTGAAGTTTCGTTTAGAAAATGGAAACGGCACTTTCGCTTCGTCACAGTATGTTTTATACATTTCCCATGCTGCTTTTAACGTAGTGCCGTCTTCTTTCTTAAATATATGGTATGAATCTAAAACAAAGTTATAGAAATCGTTTGATGCTCCCAACATTGCTGTTGGAATATAATTATCATAACGACCAGGATTTTCTAAATATACCTCCTTACAATGATAGGCTATTGCTCCTAACTCAAAGTCTATCTTACTAAATGCTTCTTTATATGCTTTAGAACTCAGTTTATTACCAGATGGTTTTACATCTATTAATCTTCGAATAAGACCTGACTTACCATCGGTAATCTTAACCGGTTTATTTGTACCCATGAATAGGAATGCTTTAAAGCTATTAGTAAATGCAGATTTAAATTTTTCATTTACTGTCATAAGCTCATGGGAAACCAAGCTATTTAATCTTGTATTATCTTCAATCCTAGACAGGTCTCCATCATGCTGGATCGCTACCAAAGGGTTTGTCTTAAACGCTTCCAACGCAAACATATTACTAGCAGATCCAATCGCTTTAGCGTCGAACGTTGAACAATATCCGTTAAACAACTTCTGAATAATGTTCAAAATTGTAGATTTACCTGTTCCAGCTTCACCGTATAATACTAAGAACTTTTGAATTGTTTTAGAATCTCCAGTTACAATAGATCCGATTGCCCATTCGATCTTATACCGTTCTTCTTCTGTATATAATGTAGATATAAGCTTCTCATATGCGGAAGTATCTCCTGGTTCTAATGGGTAATCCAAACGTTTACTAGCATAATCTTCTTTTTTTGTTTCAGTATTTGAAAATATAAGTTTTTCATCTAACATATGAAAAGAATCTCTTTTTTGCTTCTGACAATATTTATGCCAGCTATCCACCATACCAGTTTCAGAATCCCACATATGAAGAACTCTGATATTGCAATTGAATTTGTCTTGATTCTCTTTTGCGAATTTATCAAGTTCACGATCAATAATCTGCAGTGCGTCTTCTTCGTCAGTAGACCATAGACCTTCGTCTTCCATCCAGACTGCATAAAAATCTCCACCGCGAATCATTAAATCTTTGCTTTTTGGATACATTTTAAATTTTGGGTATATCTCTAAGGTCCCTTTTTTTGTTGGGCGAGTTGAAATCATTAGAAAATCAACCACATTACTTATTCCTCCTCCCTACACAAATCTATCTAAATACCAACAGAGCTGTGTCCATATCTCAACATCTCGTAAATCGTATTCGCAATCTCTAATTGTAAATAAACCACCTTTACCATCAGGAGAATATTCTCTGTCTAAAAATCGTTCAATAATATCTTTGGCTTCAATTAAGTCAAACATATTATCACTCATACCTGTTAACCCAAGACTTGCCACCATACTCCAAAACCATTGAGTCGTACGATTTCCAACCTGTGGATTATCCATAATTTGTTCTTCTGCACGTATCGCTAAAGCGATCATCATTTCAAGAACCGAACAAGGTTCTTCATCATGCCAATTTAAAACTTCATTTCTACTTAGACCGCCTATACTTTTTCTAAATCTAAATCTTAAATCAGTTCCATCTTCAGCTCTGTTTTTATCTCTGATATTGCCCCAACGAAATTTTGTACGGTGCAAAAGTCGTAACAATTTGTCATACGATACTGTAGAAACATTTACAACATCGCACAACCAATTAAAATACTGTTCATAAATATCATTATTTAGCAATACTCATACCTCCGTTTATTCTGGATAAATATCATGATAATTTCTCTGGTCATATAAGATTTCATAGTCGCATTTTTTAGCATCATTTCTTACGAATACTGAGTCATCCTCGTATTCTCCAAAATGGTTAACTGCATCGTCACCAACAATTTCATCTCGGTTATCGATAAGTTCATCGTCATCTTCATATGTTAGTACATCATCTGCATAATATGTCAGACTAACTGTACTATATCCATACTGTTCTCCGAAATCTTCTGGTGTAATAATATAAGGTCTTTCCACTTTTTTCTCCTTTTCTACTTTCTTTGAGAATGATGAATAGTTCATTTTCTCAATAATTTCTTTGTTGTGATTCTTATCTTCTTCTATTGGTGTATATGTTTCTTTCTCTGGAATATCTTCGCTAGAATTTTCTTCCTGATTCTTCTTAGAAGAATATATACGTTTTACATCTGCAATCTCTTCGTCTGCTCTATTTCGTTCCTTCACAGACACATATTTCCAAGTAGCACAGGAACCGATAACGATTCCCGTAGCTAACATAAATAAATTTTTCTTATCCATTGTCTTCCTCTTCCTCCGTTCGTAACGTGATAATGGTGAATGCTAAGCCACCAAACAATAGTGACATACTGATTAGAATCCCTCCAGCGATATGTCGTTTTTCTTTACTGTCAAACGAGTATTCTAATAAAGATAAGATATCGCTCAGTCTGTCCATACAAGCTCCTTTCAAATGGATAAAATAACAAAGCCACTAACAAAGCAAAACACTGACATTACTGCCAGTGCGTATGCTAAAAATGTAGATTTATTATTCATGATCTTGTTACTCCTTTCGTGTAGTTACCAGTAACTCCTATCAAATTCGTCTCGATGCACATTTCCGGAATATGTATTATCAAGACCTGTCATTCACATTCTGTCTAAGATATTTCCATCGACATTAAAATCTAAGATTACATTTCTTTCGATCCCATTGATGAAAGCACGTTTACGTTCATCATGAATATCATACAATCCAAAATCAACATAGTTGTCTCCGATTGGATTCTTTTCGTCATAAATCCAACCTACTACCTGTCCTGCTTTTGTTGGGAGAATATTCAACATTTTGTATACATCGTTTAAGAATAGAAATCCCTGCTCTTTAAGTTTCTGATTTGCAAATGCCTGAGTCTTCTTTAACACTTGCAGATTCGCAGCTGGATCTTTTGACCAACCATAACAACCATCATCGTAAATTCTTGCGTAATCAGATTCACTGTTCAGTTCAGCTGTTACTGCGTCTTCTTTGATGACTTCTTCTGTACCATCGTCGTTCTTTTTTACTGTTTCAATTTCTTTAGATTTAATATTATATCTAAGTTCTTTATCGATCTCTTCTCCGAATCGTTCCACAACTCGCCCACGATAATCTTTGAAACATTTATCAATAGTTGTATATGCTGCAGCTAAAGCCATGTTTCGTTTTCTCAAAATATTGTGAGATGTAATGATACTTGCAATTGACAATGTTCCAGTAATAATTGCTGGGGCATATAATTTAGCGATTTTTATACCTGTCTGAGTATAGATTATTGTTAAATCGCGTGTAGCATCTTTCTCTGTATATTCTTCAGGTAAATTCTCTGGATGTTCAGCTGCTTCATGAACTGAATCAATCTGATCTTTTGCGTCATCAGTAATATCCTGTAATTTTGTAGTCGCTTTACATGCCATTACTGTACTTGCGATGGTTCCAAAAACACCTGCTACAATAAAGATTTCTGGACTGCGTTTTTTTGCTTTAAATTTTAATTTGTATCCTGTTCTTTTAATATTATTTAGCATCTTCATTTTCTTTCTCCTTTACTTCTTTGATAAGATTTTCTAAGTACCATTTAGCTTTCTCCAAATCTTCAATGCCATTCTTCTTTTTCCAACGACAAATATATTTAATGATGTTGCCAGTATCGAACGCTTCAACACCATCTAATCCATCTGTGAAAGCATCAATTACATCAATTACCTCTAAACCAGATTCAGATTGATAATGGTTTGGATGATTTACCGTAGAACTGTATTGGTGTTTACTACTTCGCTTAGGACGTCGAGTGTTATGTTTATATTGTTCAGAATATCCTAAGTAATGTGGAATCGGTAATTCAAATAAATGATTGTTATTAATATAACCTGACCCCACATCATCCCAAGCTAAATTTAGCCATCCATATTTACGATCTGAAGGACTTGTATAACCTCCAAAAAGGTTTATAACGTCTGCCACACATATATAGTCATTTTGTTCAATTAAATTTCTAAGCGCTTTTTCGAATTCCATTGACGCATCAAAATTTTTAAAACATACCACAAATGGTTCTACACAATTTTTCTGCATATTAATTCCTCTATCTAATGTCTTCTCTAACATATTCTCCTCCTTAATTTACACTGGTATCGCTTTTGGTAAATTGATAATAAATCCATCTCGAGTCCTCTGAACTGTAGCTCGGGATAAATTTGTCCATCCATAATTGTCGTCAGTCCAAGTTCCCGTAACACCTGCTAGAGCATAAAAATCTGCGACAGTCACAACGCCATTATAAGCATCCATAATTTCTCCCATATGATCTAACACATCTTCCGCCTCTCCACGACTGTCGAAGATAATATCGTCAAAGTCGTATCGACTACTTGTGGCGTTTCTACGATTCGTTCTACCTGATCGACTTGCAGATGAATAATCTCGATTATAAGAAACCGTATTATGATTTCTACTTCGTTTGGCTGTGTCTCCAAATAAGCACATAGAAACCGTGTCAAGAATCGTATTTTTAATTGTAGGAACAATTACATCCATAATAATATAAGACTTGACATCTTCGGCATCTTCTGAGATGAAAATATCTTTCCATTTTCTAACCTCACTTTTTTTCTTTCTACGTACTTTTCCCTGAACAACTTTCTCCTGTTTTTTTCGCTGTTCTGTTTTGTACTTATTCGAATTAGGCTTATATTCTGCCATAATAAATACCTCCTTAAAAATAAAAGAGACATACCTTGTTATCGGTACGTCCCCGTTAAGAATATATTATTCTTTGTTTTCAGTTTCTTCAGTTTCTTCTGAATCATCATATTCAGAGTCGTCTACATCTGTAACCTCCGTATAATCTGCATCGAAAATGTTGTCATCAGAATACGAATCTTCATCATCGTTACCTCTGTTACTAATTGCTACACCTGCAAAAACACCTAATCCGAAAATCACACCTGCTACAATTTTTTTCTTATGTTTTTTTAATCCGTTTTTAGCTCTTAATCCAAAAGTTTTTAATTTAGATTCCTTCACTTCTTCGTCCTCCAACATTTCGTCTAATTCGTCCATATCGAATGCTTCCTGTATAACTTCTCCATTTTTGATTTCTTTCATAATAAATACCTCCTAAATATTTGAATAAGTTTATCCTTCATAATATGAATTGTTATTTTCGCGAGTTGCGTTTAGCTAAAATATCATTGACAATAACTTTTGACTCCTCTGGATATTCGTGAATCATCCATTTAAGAACGCGTGTTCCTCCATTATCAAGCCCTATTTTATATATATTAACCATAGATACAGAGAATAGAACGCATCCGATGATATCACGTTTATGTGTTTTTACTTTATTTTTAAGTTTTGTTGTCATTTTCTTAATCATAATAAATACCTCCTAAATTAATTTTGCAAAGTCATATTGTGGTGCTACGTGATATTCTAATGTGATACATGGTCGTCCGTCTGGCAGGATCATAGAATCAAATGACACTTCAAGCAATCCATCGTCTAAATTCCAGCCGATTTGATCACTAATATCAGTGTGATCAAGACCTAGCTCATCATAGAAATCACTAAGTGAAATATACATATCGTACGTCATTTCGCGATTTACTTTATTAATTGCTTTTTCAATAGTATTCAGATCTGATTCAAAGACTCTTCCAGACACACCATCGTAGCAAAGCTGATTTCCTCGTCCAGTAATAATGATATTGTTTGGTCCTGTTGGTGTTTCCTCTAGTTTTTTCTGTCTGACTTTCTTTCTGATCAGAGATTCTTTTTCTTCTCCGATTTCTTCTGTTACAGCTTTTTTATATTCTGTAAGAGCTGTTTCGGATAATTTATATGCAGTTGCGATCGCTGCGTTTCGTTTAGTATGAACTGAATGAGCTCCAATCAAACAAGCTGCTCCAAACACACCTGCTGATAATGCTGGAATATAACATTTCCAAGCTACTTTAACTTTTTCTTTTGGTGTTAATTCCTCTTCTAGCTCCTGAAGTTCCATCTCTCGTTCTTCAATAAGACGAATCGCTTTAGGTGTTTCTTTTGCTGCTAAAAACGCGGCGGTTCCCATACTAAGAATTCCAGTGGCTGTTAAGATTACTGGACTTCTTTTACCAAAACCTCTTTTTACTTTGTAAATAAATTTAGGCATTTTCTTTCTCATTGTAATTCCCCCTTTAATTCTTCTTTAATCTCTGCTTTCATTTCTTCGCGTGATTTTTCATCAAGTTTGCTGGATAATAAAGTTCCAGCCAAACCTAAAATAGTAACCGCAATACTTAAAAGTTTTGTTGTGTCAAGTTTTTTCTTCATGTTCTCTGACCTCCTTAAAAATAAAACAAAGAGCCATTGCTGGCTCCTGTTTAGTTATTTGTTCTTACGTTTTAGAATGAATTTTACTAATAATACTACTAACGCAATACACACAATAATATCGCCGAATAATATTCCAAGTACTCCTCCGCCCACTCCTAGGGCTAGGATTGCTCCAATTACCATAACCGCGATCATTAGTGCTAAAATTGTAAATAATATCATTTCTTAATACCTCCTAAATGTTCTCATAAAGGAGCATGTATTTTTCGCGAAAAACAAAAGGAGACCGAAGTCTCCCGTGTTCTTAAAATCGTTCCATTAATTCGTGAAATTTATTAATATCACAAATACCTCCATCTTTTTCTACAAATTCTTCAAAAGTTAATTCGTTAGTCAATAGCTTTTTGTATATATCTATACTTGCAGGAACTAATAAATCACATAACATATTACCAATAAATGTATCCAAAGATAATGTATTCATAAACTCTATATAATCGTTTATATCTACATCGAGCCATAGATATCTATCTATAATTGTTGCCTGATAAATTGTTAGTTCCTTTCTATATAACTTACAAGCCTGACTAATAACCTCATAGTTTGCTTCTAAATATGTTCTGTTCATCATAATAAATACCTCCTAAAATTTTTCGATTTTGTCTCATAATAAGACATGTATTTTTCGCGAACTAAAATCCTTTCCGATCGAAACATGTTTCCCATGGTTCTTTTGGTAGTGGTTTCATTCGTAGTCCCCACATAATTTGTCGTACTGTTACCGTAGGATACAAACCATCTTGCTCACGATCAGCATACGTATCAAAGAACTTACGGAATCTAGGATGTAAATATATTTTATCAGTCAGCCAAGAATTAATACTTGTCCAGAATGTATATTTTGTCTCCGGATCGTATTGTTGTTGAATAACTGCCAACCCACGATTATCTATTATGTATAGAGTACATTCATTATATACCGGATGATCGCAGTTGTACCTCTTACCAAAAATAGAAGAATATACTTCTGGCTTTTTAAAAAAGTATCTCATTTCTCTAACCTCCTTAAAAAATAAAAACAAAGAGTCATTGCTGACCCCTTGTGTAAACATGATCATTTCTTCATACGTTTTTTAGCATCAAATTTTTCCTGTATGGCCGCACCAAAATTCATGATGTTAGATGCGAAGTCACAAGCTTCTACGTGATCCATACCCAAAGATTCTAAATACTCAGTATGTTTTTTAAGCTCTTTTTCTATGTCGCATTTTTTCATTTTTCTGGTTTCCATAATCGTAAATTTTTTCATAATAAATACCTCCGTAAAATGATTTTCTGTTTCATAATATCAATTGTTTTTCACGCGAAAGAAAAACAAAGAGCCCTAGTTTAGAGCTCTCTTTTTCATATCTAACGCGAATATCTTTTGCGTAATATCTAAGACATCCATTTTACTAATACCTGTAGAATTTACAATGTCGTCGACCGTACATCCTCTTCTGTACATAGCCTCTACACATCTGTAATCTCCATCGTTATTGTTATTTCTCTGTCTTTTTCATAATAATACTCCTTTCGTTTTCACGTCATCTGTCTCATAATAAGACGTGTTTCCTACGCGAAAAAAAAAAAGAAAAGAGCCGAAGCTCTAATCTGTTTTTTTGTTGAGTTTGGCTAAAATTAATTCGTTCTGTATAGCTATTAATTCTGTTTGTGTCTTTATTGTTTCTAACGTTAACATTTCGTGCTGTATAATATCAATGGTTGCATCAAATAAGTCCAAAGCCTGTACACACATATCGAATTCTTCACCACTTAAATGTCTTAAGTCGTTCATATCAATATTCTGTAATAAAGTCTCTTTAAATTTGTTAGCCTTTTCAATATACTCGTCGATTACGTTCATCATAATAAATACCTCCTAATAGTACATAAATTAATTTGTATTGTCTCATAATAAGACATGTTATTTTCGCGAAAAAGAAAAGAGCCGAAGCTCTAATCTGTTGAATATATTTTCCCAATTGCTTTTTCGGGAATATCATTCCAATTCCAGATTCTATTGACATTTAATCCATCGCGAACTGCTATCCATTTCATGTCACTTGCATCAAAATGTATAAACCATTTTCGTTCATCATCCCAACCGCAATTACCGATCCCTACATCGTATAATCCGATTGAATTTATAAACTCCAATGTATCCATAACATCTTCTTTGTTCATAACAATATGTCTACATTTCACTGTAAATCTGTCAAATAATTTCTCTTTCAATTTCTTAATCATAATATTGCTCCTTTGTTGTAAATTGTTAATATATCTCATAAAGGAGTATGTTTTCTACACGAAAAAGAAAGAGCCCTTGTTTAGAGCTCTAACCGTTTCTTTAAAGTTTCAATAATTTCTTTACGATTCCGAAGTTTAAATTCTATTTTGGCTATTTCGTATTCTTCATTTTCTATAAGTATTTTTGCTGCACGCTTTTTATCTTTATTGTGTAAGAATACCGATTTTTGATATATTTCTCCCTCATTTGGCGAACATAATAATGATTTCATTTCTCTACCATGTTCATCTAAAACTTCAAAATGACATTTATCACTATAATACGACCTTACACCCATATCATCACGATATGTACGTGTGATTTTTCCATAATATTCTCTTATAGATCCTTGCCAAAGATTATACAAATAACCCTTTCCTAAAACTTCTTTTTTGTCATAATTCATAAAAATATCACTCCTTTCATAATAAGACGTGTTTCCTGCGCGAAAAGACAAAAAATAAAACGCCAAGTTTCCTCAGCGTTCTATTCTTCTTACAATTTAATGAAATTTAAGAATTGCTTAATTGAGCTTCTACCTCCGTCAGTTGTAGGAATAATTCCTTTTTCTTCATACTTCATAGAAGATGAATACACCCAAAGACCTGCTCCAACCATAAGCACTGCTTTACCAAAATTGCCCGCATGTTTTAATACTGTATCGATTTTACTGACTTTAAGCTGTTCGTCTTTATGATAACTTTCAATTCTCTGAGTTATCTCTTCAAACTCTTGCTCATTGTCGATCTTATCGATTTCAATAATTCTATCTGCGAGTTTGGTTAAACTGTCTACAGCTGCGCTGTGTTCTTTAGAACCAATCTCCATCTTACTAACTTCTGAAATTTCGTCATTAAATTCCTCTGTTAACTGCATTTTAATACTCATTTTATAAGTCCTCCTTAAAAATAATTAATATGTTCCATAATAGAGTCAGTTATTTTTGCGAATTCGGATTATCTCTGATCACTTCTAGGCATACTGTGTTCTTAATAATAACTTGATCTAGTTCTGCATGACTCAATTCAAGTCGCATATAAGGCCCTTCTGGATCATTGTATCCAAATAATCTTAAAATTCCATCGGTTTTTGTATTTCGTTTAGAAAACATCACTCCTATAAGAATTCCTAATAAAAGTGCAATAATATAATACATCGGCTATCCTTTCTTTTACGCATTAGTAAAATATCATGTTTTGTTGTAACCTGTGTCCGGATTTTTACATAAAAAAAGAAGACCTCCTGTATAAGGGATCTTCTTAGTACGTATTTACTGGACATCTGCTAGTTTCTTCGTAACTCTAACCTGAACTTTTGTATAATATGCTAATTCATCATCGTTCAGATTATCATCTTTAATCTTCTCGAATTTTTCTGCAGCATCACTATATTTTTCCATGTAATCTGAATAATCTTTCATCATAGAAGATGTGTCGCTGGATTCGTTATATTTTTTCATGAATTTACAATAAGCATTCATAACTGTTTCATAGCTATCAATAGCTTTCTTGATTCTTGGTCTTATACCACTTGTCTGTGTAGATTTCTTTTTAGCGGTTGTAGTTACTTTTTCTGCAGTAGTCGTGGTAGTTGCTTCTGTTGTGGATTCTGTAGATTTAGATGTATCCAAAGAACAATTTACGCTTTGGTCTAATGAATTATATGATATATTAAGTTCGTAGTTTTTATCATTTGTCCCTGTATAAGATGTGTCATTTTCGTCTTTCATAGTAGGGAATTTTTCTTTTATACGCTTCAAATATTCTTTATATTCTGATTTTGTTACTCCATAACTATTAAAAATAAAATAATCGTCCGTATCGTAAGTAACCGCTACACTTTGAAATTTTGGTTTTGGAAGGTTCTTTGCGATCTTACTTGTGGACCAAGAATATATTTTTTCACCACTTTTATCTTCGTCCATCGTCATTTCTTTATTTTGAAAATCATAATAAAACGTATATAATTTATCATTTTTTATTATTGCAATAGTAGCTTTATCGGGTTCCATTAATTTATACTGTTTTAAATCTGTCACCGCCCAATATGTATGGTTGATAGTACAACTAACTTTATTCGATGATTTTTTACTTTTTATAAATCTATGATTATATGCGGTAATATAGAATTTTTTTACATCGTCCGCAGAGTAATTTCCAGTATCTTTGAGTAGTTCAAACGCCTTAAGCATATCATCATCAGTCGTTGATGCTTTTCGCTGAAAATCTAATTCTATGTCACCAATTGTATAATCAGTATTATTCGTATATGAAAATACTATTCTTCTCTGTCCATCTATAATCCCGCTTTTAATATTCCAATCGATATCAGACATCTTGATTTCTGGCGGACTATTATCATTACTATTTTTACTATTACCACTGTTACTTCCACATCCTGTGAGACAGCACAAAACAAGTACTAATCCCAACAATATTTTTTTCTTCATACTGATTCCTCCTTGTGACTTAAAATATAAATAAATTATACTATAACTTAACCTGATAATCAATAATCATCATACTCGTCATGTGGAGAAAATACTGCATCGATAGAATATACAGGCATACCACCATCGTCTTTAGATAATAACGTATGTTCGAAGTCTATCCAACAATAACCATCGCATAAACTCCAACCCAATTCTTCTCCTTCCTTAGTCTGTGGTAATCCTAAAAAATCATACAGCATATTAAGAGTTACCCCACCAGCAATTATAAAATTACGGTTTAAATGATATTCCGCAGCCATTACTTCTCGTTCATATTTCACCACGGAGTTCCCAGAGATTGGATCATAAAAAATGGCTTTTTCATCCGGATAATCACAATCAATTCTACAGATATTAGAACATTCACCAATCGCAGCATATCCCAAATTCTCTCTAATTTCTTCATCTACTTCCTCTCCGTATCTCTCAATAACCTGCTTACGATATTTGTGATAAGTATTATTTAACAAAGCATACGCACTGATCAATTGTTCCTGCTGTTTCTTATTTAATACATTTAAACCAAATATGCATGCAATACTACCTACGCCAGATGCTACTGCTGGAATATAACACTTCCAAGTCAAAAGAAAAATATCAGCCTTTGTTAATTCTACATTTTCTATTTCAGCTTTCTTTTCTTCCGATTTGATTATTTTGTTAGCTTTAATTGTCCCTGTTCCTGCAAATATACCTGTCAAAACCACACCAGTCGATGCCGCTAATGTTAAAAATAATGACTTGTGAGATTTTACGTATCGTTTTAATCTTCGTTTCTTCATAAGATACCTCCTTGAAATATAGTTAATAAAACAAAAAGAAAATAGTGACAGATTCGAACTGTCGACCTCTACTTGCGTAGCGCTCTCACCAACTGAGCTAACTATTCTCTCATAATAGAGTTTGTAATTATCGCGAATATAAAAAGAGCTCCCAAAGGAGCCCTGACTAATCTCTTAAGTCGCTTAATATCCAAAAGAATTTTCTATACCTGTCGTAGTAAGTGTCTTTACTACACGGAATATCTAACTTAGCTTTTAAATATGTATAAGAGTGTCCGTACGTAACAGCCAGTAAAATATATTTAGCCAAATCTTTATCGGTCAAGACTGCCACCTGTTCTAACATCGCAATACGACATTGATAAAATATCTTTCGTTCAGCACATCTTTCTGTCGGATCACTATGATGTCCTATATTTCTAAAAACTCTATCTGTTAGTTTCGGTGTTGTCACACTACTTAAATTAGTATACTGTTCTTTCCACTCTGGATATTGTAAGCAGAAGTGTTTCAATTCATAATATCTATGTCTCGGAATCCAATACTTATTTTTCTTCGATAATTCCGGACGTATCTTTGTTCCCATTTAACTCACCTCGTTCCATCCCATAAGTAGCCTGTTTCTTCCCATAGTCGTTTCGGAGAAATATAAAAATTAATTCTTCCCTGTTTAGAATCCATATCGTCTATTGATGTGATCAGTTGTCCATTTCTAGTAGCCTTCCCAATGGGTAACCATCCTGATATAATGCCTGCTCTTACCCAGGAAGGATCTTTACCAAAAACTTTAGCTGCAATAGATACGGGTACAGATCCTTGAGGAAATTCAATTACATTCATCTACTTCTACCTCCTTTCAACGACTATTTTAGGCGCCTTATTATGGATAGTAAAAAAGAAGTCGGTCAATTATCTTTTGTAAATTCTTCGGTCCAATGTTTCATAGTTAGTTCACATGGATAATCCTCATACTCTAATACATCTGGTGTAATCTTGCCAGACACTACTCGATTTATAATATCAGTCGAATAATGCTTGTATGGTAATAAAGAATTTGGTAGTTCTCTATGAATAGTTCCGCATTCTGTGCATCTTAAACGTCTAACCTCTATCCATTTTGAGTGTCCACTACCAGTTTTCATGATTCGCCGGACGTGTCCCAAATATTTTAATTCGCCTCCGCACAAAGGGCATAAATGCTCGCTTTCTCGTACCATAAACCTCCTTTTTTTCCGATGTATGATTTGACACACTCCTATATCAAGATATACAATCGAGCTGTAAATTTCAATGGTAAGTTATGGAAATATACAAGGAGGTTAATATATGTTAATTAAATGTCCAGAATGTAATTTACAAGTAAGTGATTCTGCGGTTATGTGTCCGCACTGTGGGTATGTCTTAAATGATAAGAAAATGTCGAATATTAGGCGGAAAAGTAATAGACGAAAACGTTTACCTAACGGTTTTGGTCAGATTACAAAACTTAATAACCCTAATCTTAGAAAACCATATAGAGCTATGGTTCCAGCAGGTAAGACTAATGATGGTAAGTTCTTATCAAAACTATTAAAACCTAACGCCTATTTTGAAACTTATAACGATGCGTACGCAGCTTTGGTGGAATATCATAAGAATCCTTATGATGTGAGTAAAGATATTACTATTAAGGAGTTGTATGATAGATGGTCCGTGGAACATTTCAAACATTTAAAAAGTAAATCTGCTATTCGTAATATCGAAAATCCATGGAAGTACGCAAGTACAATTTATGATATGAAAGTTAAAGATGTACATGTTCGACACATGAAAGGTTGCATCGAAGATGCCTATATAATAAAAAATGATAAAAAAAATATGGCCTCGCCTAATACTAAACGAAAAATGAAAAGTATTTTTAATTTATTATTCGATTATGCTTTGGAGTATGATTTAACTGACGCTAATTATGCTAGACAATTTAATTTACCTAAAGAAGTGAGAAAAGAGGCTAAGAAAAATAAAAAAGATCATATTGATTTTACACCTGCAGAAATCAAAAAATTATGGGATAATTTATATAAAATAAAATATGTTGATGTGTTATTAATTCAATGTTATAGCGGATGGCGCCCACAAGAGTTAGGTTTAATACGAATGGAAAATGTAGATCTAAAAAATTGGTTCATTAAAGGGGGAATGAAAACGGATGCTGGGGAAGATAGGATCGTTCCAATTCATCCTATAATAAGACCTCTTATCCAAAAAAGGTATGATGAGGCTAAATCACTTAATAGCGAATATTTAATAAATGTCGTAGATTGTTGTAAGTGTGGTAGTGGTTTAAAACTAACATATGACAAATATAGACATAGATTTAATAATATTAAAAAACAATTAAACCTAAATCCAGAACATAGATGTCACGACGGACGTGTACATTTCACAACTATGATGAAAAATGCTGATTTGAATGAATATGCAATTAAATACATAATAGGTCATGCAATCGAAGATATAACAGAAGATGTATATACTAGGAGGAAACCAGAATGGTTAATGAATGAAATATTAAAAATAAAATAGCCTGTTTGAATGAAGATGTGATGTATAAGTAATGTATGAGTAAACCGCTTCTAAGTGCTTTTTACCGCTCTTAACAACTTCTACAAACCCGCATAAATACATGAAATCTTAGTAAATTACCATAT